AAATATACCCCCAAGGAACTTGAATAAATATATTTTCACTTTTAATTAAATGTTAAAATAAATATAGTTGCGTGTTTTGTTTTGATGATAATTAATCGTTATATGAGAGGTTATTCGTGTCTATTGTTCTTATAAATGTGTGATCTTATTGTTGTCTTGGCGTGCAGTTTATCATAAAAACGAAAAAAAGTCAAGGGATAAAAGACACTTAGAGAACTGGCATATAATTCGTTGACAAATAAAATCTGAGATTTCTGAGTCTTATTCGTCCTGGGTAAGACTCAGAGATTTTCGTAGATTTCCGTGAGACTTATAAGAATCACCGTTCTCATAAGACTCAGAGAGAATCAGAGAAAATGGTCAGAATCTCATGAGAATTATGAGACTTATAAGACTCGTCCACTTTGAGAAGTGTCCACGAGACGCAGTAGTCTCATTGTTTATGCTGTAGACTACTAGGGTGGTTCTGAGGGAGGGAAGTAATACACAGTGTTCGTGTATTATAATTACACAGTATTGTGAGATATTCCATACCCCCGGTAGGGTTTTATATTACAATTAAGCAGTGTTGTTTGAGTTCGTTATAAGCAGTCCTATGTGTTGACAATACCTTCGTGTTATGATATCATGATACCTGGGTAATATATTCTTAATTGTAATTACACAGTGTTGTTTGAGAAGAAATATAAGAGACCTTCGTTATTACATACCCCCCATAGGGTTTTATATTATAATTAAACAGTACAGTATAATAAGTATTCGTTATTGTTCGTGCATTATAATTAAACAGTGCTAAGTGTTAAATACACAGTTATATGTGATTAATGATGTAAAGTATTATAAACCGATGGGGGGGTCCGAAAAGAAAAACGCATAAGTCCCTAACCTACAAAAGTATGCGTCTGCGAGTGATATATAATTCGATAAAAGAAAACAATTTAGAATAAAAAATTTTCCACCAATAAAAAATCACCTATAGGGTTGATATATAGAGACTAAGTAAGTATCATCAAAAGAATGCAATGTTAGAATTTACACAAGAGGAGAGGGAATTATTAATTGAGACTCTTCAATATAGATTAGAGAATGATAAGATAGTAAAAGTGAATGAGTTATTACGAGAGGATCTTGAAGATTTATTGTTTAAAGTAGAAGACACTGAATGAATACTTATAGTATTGAATATCAAGGGATTACGATAGTGAGTGAAGTAAAACCAGAGGAATTAGAGAGGACACTAATTCAAGTAAGGGGTATAGTTGCATTTGGGGGGAAGGATGAGGAGCAAATAGAAGTAATTCTAAATAGGGAGTAACCACCCATTGCAATGATTGACATGTAGTGGTATAATGTAAATGTCGGAATTAATTTTTTATGGCTAAAGGATTCACAGTAAAAGCAAAAGCCCCGGTAATAAATCCAGAGAATGCTGATGCATTTAATATGGAGAGGGCAAAGGAAAAGATTCGTGGGAAGTCGGTAGTATTTTGTCTTCCTGGAAGAGGAGTATCATATCAATTTCTGAAGAGTTTTGTACAGTTATGTTTTGACTTAGTTCAGAACGGTGCAAGTATTCAGATTTCACAAGATTATAGTTCAATGGTGAACTTTGCACGTTGTAAGTGTTTAGGTGCAAATGTATTGCGTGGACCAAAGCAAGTACCATGGGATGGTAAGTTAAAGTATGACTATCAGTTATGGATTGATAGTGATATTGTATTTGATAGTGAGAAGTTTTATCGTCTTGTTGATATGGACCAGGACATTGCATCTGGATGGTATTGTACAGAGGATGGAAAGACATCATCAGTTGCTCATTGGTTAGAAGAGGATGACTTCAAGAACAATGGTGGAGTTATGAATCATGAGACACTTGAGAGCATGGCAAAACGTCGCAAACCATTCACAGTTGACTACACAGGTTTCGGATGGGTGTTGATTAAGAAGGGAGTATTTGAGAATCTTGAGTATCCTTGGTTTGCTCCGAAGATGCAAGTGTTTGATTCTGGTGAAGTGCAAGATATGTGCGGGGAAGATGTCTCATTCTGTCTCGATGCAAAAGAAGCAGGATTTGAGATTTGGTGTGATCCAAAGATTCGTGTTGGGCATGAGAAGACTAGAGTTATCTAATGTCCTTTTAGAAACGTCTACTTGACGTTTCACCAAAGGCTTTGGTATGATACCCTTAGGAGAGATATGAGTTCTTCTGAGGGTCTTTTAATAAGAAAAAAAACCCGAAAAAAACCGTTAAAAAGGAGATTAATTAATCATGGCAAATCGTCGTCTGATGGGTGGTAACAAACTTGAATCACTACCAAAGAATACTCGTCAAGGAAGTAGTAAGAATACTAAGTATGCTGCAACAAGTCGTAATAAAGCACGCAAAGCATATCGTGGTCAAGGACGTTGAATGTATAACCTTCAATTATTGACTTATTTGGCACCTAGTTCCGTTTGTGATGGAGTAGGTGTCTTTTCTTTAGTTGATATTCCTCAAGATACATGTATTTTCAAACCAAAAGAGAAGAAACATGTATTTTGGTGTGAGGTTTCGTCTGAAATCAGGAACAATATAGAAAACCTAGTGTATGGTGATGAGCATGGGTTTTGGGTTGACTGTGATTTAGACCGTATTGGGCAACAATATTACATAAATCACTCAAATTTACCTAATGTTTCATATAATAAGGACACTGGTGAGTTATATTCTGTTCGTAATATCAAAAAAGATGAAGAATTAACAGATTATTACTTCCCAAGAGAAAGAGATTGGCTTACTTAAACCATAGTTTACCTGATTGGTCTTGTTATATACGTAATGAGTTCCTTTATAATCATAAAAAAGGGCATGGGGAGGTTACAAAGTGTGACGTTCACTCTGTTGCTAGTATTGAGAAGAGAGTTCCTCTCTTTGAAGCATTTCTAGAGAATGGTGTGAACTGGACTAGACGACCTTTACATGCCTTTTGCTGGAAAGAAGACGCACCCATAGAGCCTCTAGAGGACATAATGTACTGGGACTGCTTTTCACCTTACATAGACGTTCAGAGAAGGCATAGACTAGCTAATTTAGATGCACAATTGATACGTCCAGACGGAAAAAAGGTACTTGGAACGTATATGTTCACCCTAGATTGGTCTTGGGAGAACAAAGGAGTGCCAGATTTGAACTTTTCAGAGACTCCAGAGCATAAATGTGCCCATTTGTTCAAAGTTGAGACTGGGAATTACTATGCATACCCCAACAATCGTATTATTTGGTACGATAATGCTTGGGTATTCAATAGAATTGAGAAAAATCCTGGTTATGAGATTGATTTGACTGTTTATTCAGTTGAAAATAAGAAAAAACTGGAAACTTCTGATCATTACATGTATGAGATTAGGAATTTAGAAAAAGAGTAAATAGAAAAAGGGATAGAACCCCTCAAAAAGTTCTGTTTTTCACAAAACAGGAGCAAAAAATGGCAAAGTATCATGTTGACAGAGATACTGAGTACATGTATAAGATGTGGGGAACTACATCGTTGATAACAGACTATTGGACTAAGCCAAAAAAGAGTAATGATTCAGAAGAAACACTTAATAAACAGAAAAAAAAATAAAACAGTATAAAAACTCTTATAGATATATTAAATAGAGTGTAAATCTTTAATGTCAATAGAGGTTTCAAAAGCATTTAGAGATATTAGTTTATCTTTTGCTAAACATCCTGTAACCAATGATATTTTAATTCTTAAGAATGAGGATGCAGTTAAAAAATCTGTATCTAATATTGTAAGAACTTCATTAGGTGAAAGATTTTTTAATGTTAATTTTGGAACAAGTGTAAATGATTACCTATTTGAGAATACTACTCAAGATTTGGTATTTGCTGTAAGGGACGAAATTAGAGATGCCCTTGATAACTATGAACCAAGAATTAAAATTGATAGAATTGACGTTAATACTCCAGCAGACAGTAATGAATTGAATGTACAAGTTGTCTATGACATTATTGGTCTAAGTATTTTACCACAAAAAGTAAATTTCATCTTATCACCAACTTAAAGTATAATGTCATTTAATCAGTTTACAAATTTAGATTTTGATAGTCTAAAAGTCCAACTAAAAGATTACTTAAGAGAAAACAGTAACTTTACTGATTTTGACTTTGAAGGTTCAAACTTTTCAACGTTAATTGATTTACTAGCATATAATTCTTATATTACGTCATATAACACAAATATGACGGTGAATGAATCTTTTCTAGACAGTGCTACTGTCAGAGAAAATATAGTAGCACTTGCCAGAAATATTGGATATGTTCCTAGGTCAGCAAGGTCATCCAAAGCAAGAATTAGTTTTAGTGTTAATACTGAAGGTTTCTTAGATGTAAGAGCAGTAACATTAAAGGCAGGAGTTGTAGCATTAGGAGATATTACAGCAGGTAGTTATATTTTTTCTATTCCAGAAGATATCACAGTATCTGTTGATGCTTTTGGATTTGCATTTTTTAATGACATTTTAATATCAGAGGGCGTATTTTTAACAAAGTCATTCTCAATCAACAATTCTTTACCAAATCAAAGATTTGTCCTATCAAATCCACGTATTGATACTACAAGTATTCGTGTCTTTGTTAGTGAGACTACCACTGAAGAATATAAGTTATATTCAAATATATTAAATATTAATTCTGAATCTAAGATATTCTTATTTCAAGAAGTAGAAGATGAAACGTATGAACTAATCTTTGGTGATAATATTTTTGGTAAGAGACCACAGTCTGGAAGTTCAATTTTTTCAAGTTATATTGTAACTAATGGAAAAATCGGAAATGGTTGTTCCAAATTTAATTTCACAGGAATCTTAGAAGATAATAATCAAAATAAAATAACTACAGGTATATCACCGATTACAACATTAGCAGCATCTGAAAATGGTGATGATATTGAAAAAATTGATAGTGTAAAATATCTCGCACCTAGAGTATATTCATCTCAATATAGAGCAGTAACTGCCAATGATTATAAAGGACTAATACCATACATCTTTCCTAATGTAGAATCAGTTAGTGCTTATGGTGGTGATGAAGTAGATCCTCCAGAGTATGGTAAAGTATTCATATCAGTCAAACCTAGACAGGGTAAGTATATATCAAAAATAACAAAAGAACAAATTAAAAAAGAATTAAAGCAATATGCAATTGCTGGTATCAAAACAGAAATAATCGATTTAAAGTATCTTTACATAGAATTGAATACTAGTGTTTACTATGACAAAGGTTCTATTGGTGAGGTATCAGAGTTACAAAAACAAGTTATAGAATCTCTACAATCTTATGGATCTTCTTATGAATTAAATAATTTTGGAGGAAGATTTAAGTATAGTAAAGTTAATGCATTGATTGATAGTATTAGTCCAGCAATTACATCAAACATTACGAAAGTTATTATGCGAAGAGATTTACAACCACTGTTAAATATTTTTGCAACTTATGAGTTGTGTTTTGGTAATAGATTCCATATAAAGAAAAATAATATAGTTGATAATAAAGGATATAATATTAAATCAACAGGATTTAATATATCTAATATTGATGGTACAGTTTATTTGTCTGATGTTCCAGTTAATGATGACTATGGAACAATATTTTTCTTTACTCTAAAAGATAACATTCCATTTATTGTTAATAATAGTGCAGGAACTGTTTATTATAAAAAAGGAGAAGTATTATTAGACACAGTAAATATAGTTGGAACTGATAGTCCTAATGGAATAGAAGTTCAGGCAATTCCAGAGTCAAACGACGTAATTGCATTGAAGGATATATACTTAGAATTAAGTTCAGAAAATCTCATAGTTAATATGATTGAAGATAAGATTACTTCTGGAGAAAATACGTCAGCTACAGAATATATTATAACATCAAGTTACTCAAACGGAACTTATACAAGATAACATGTCATTAGAAATTAATAAGACTAAGGTTTCAATTCAAAATATAATAGATGCCCAAATCCCATCATTTTTGAATGAGGATTCACCTCTATTCAGAGAATTTTTAAATCAATATTACTTATCTCAAGAGTATCCAACTGGATCAATAAATCTTGCGGATAATTTAACTGAGTTAAAAAATATTGAAACCTATAACAATGAATTATTTTTTACTGCATTTGTTCCATCTAAGTTAACTTCCAACTTAAGTGCATTTTCTACAACTATAAATGTATCTCATACAATAGGATTTCCTGAAAAGTATGGATTATTAAGAATTGGTAATGAGATAATTACATATCGGTCAAAGACATCAAATTCATTTATTGATTGTTCCAGAGGATTTAGTGGAGTTACTGATGTTTCAAGTCCTGTATTAACTTTTACTAAAACTGTATCTGAAGGCAATGAACTTGATACAGAAGTACAGAACTTAAACTTAGTTTTTTATCAATTTTTATTTACAAAGTTTAAGGCACAGTTCCTTCCTGGATTTGAAAATAGGCAATTTGTGCCAGAATTAAAAATTAAAAATATACTATCAAGAGCAGTAGATTTTTATACATCAAAAGGAACAGAAGTTTCATATCAACTTTTGTTTAATGTATTATATAATAAAAAAGTTTCTATGATTCGTCCTCAAGAATTTATCTTGAGACCATCTGATGATAATTATTTCATAACTAATAATATCTTACTTGAGAAAGTTAGTGGTGGAGATCCATTTTCAATTGAAGGTAAGACATTATTTCAAAATGTAAGTGATTCTGCTGAGGCAAGTGCTTCAGTATATTCTGTTGAATATCGACCAGTTAATGGAAAAGATTTCTATGAAGTTTACTTGGATAGTACTTCATTAACATTTTCTTTTCTAAGTACAAATAAAACAAATATATCAAAAAATGTATTATCTACTAGTGATATATTATTTGTTGATTCAACTATTGGTTTTCCAAACCAAGGTACAGTTCTTTTAAAAGGTAAAAACACTAGTAATACTTTTATAGAATTATCTTATAGTGGGAAAACAAATACTCAATTTTTGAATGTTACTGGATTAACTGTAGATGTTGAATATGGGGATGAAATTTTAGAATCTAATTTTGCATATTCTTATGATGATGACGATAATCAAATTAGATTTAGAATTGTTAGTGTTATTGGTGAAGTAGAATATGAAGAAAGTTCAAATTTATTAGTAAATGATACTATTACTTTATCTTCTTTTGGTGCAGATTTAGGTAGCAGATCAGAATTCAATAGTTGGATTTATAATATTCCATCAGAGCATGATATAAAGGAAATAACACTTTCTGCAGATGTCAGTGGAAATATATATAGTGTTCTTTTTTATGAGAACGTCGATTTTTACTTCGAGCAAGAAGTTAGTTTACGAAATCCAACTGATCCAAATGATATTGTTACTTATGGTTATGTGAGAAAAATATTAGAAAAGGATAGAGTAGAAATTTTCTCTAATCAAAATATTTTATCAAAAACATTAGTAAAGAAAGAAATATCTCTAGGTAAAAGTGAAAATAATAAGTTTGACTCGATAAAAAATATTCCAGTAGCAATTCAAAACTCATATATTGATACCAATAACGAGTTTTATTATGTATCTTCATCTGGTGTACCACAGTATGAAATTCACTCAGAAGTTCCAAAAGTATTTGTTTCTGCAAATGTTGTAAGTGGTGGGTCAACAGATATTTTAGACACAGATAGAATACATAAATTCTATACTGGAGAAAAAATATATTACACTCCTACACAGAATTCTGGTATTGCAACAGGAGTTTATCATTTAACTGCTATTGGTAGTAATGCTGATAGTAGACAACTAAAACTCTCTCTTAGTAAAAGTGATTTATTTTCTAAAAAGTATGTTTCAACAATAATTAATATATCTTCAGATAGTTTTGTTAAACTTGATTATGAAAACAAAAATATAGAAAATCAAAAAATACTTAAAAAGTTTAATTTAAATAAGAATAGTGATAGTTTAAAGGAAGTCGCATCAAGATCGACCAATAATAAAACTGTTGGTATGTTGGTTAATGGTGTAGAACTTTATTCACCAACATTATTTGATGAAAACATCTACTATGGAAAATTAGATTCAATTGAAATAACAAATGCTGGTAGTGGTTATGATATCATTAATCCACCCCAATTAATGATATCTGACAGTACTGGTATTGGAGCAACGGCATATGTAAATATTAGAGGAAAACTAGATGATGTAAGAATATCATCAGCTGGACTTGGATATCAAACAAAACCAAAAATTACTATTGTTGGTGGTAATGGCACTGGTGCAGCAGTAGAACCAAATTTAGTAAAACGTGCAATATCTGCTACATTCAGGGGTGATGGAATTGGATTTAATTCTGTAGATAATACTATTACATTCCAAACAAAACATAACTTTGACCCAGGTGAGGAAATTTTATATGATCCAAATTCCAATCCAGAGTGTTTGCCATTAAAAGCAAATTCTACTTATTTTCCTGGTATAATAAATGATTACACAATTAAATTATACGAGACTGAAAGAGATGCTCTCACCCAACAAAATGAAATAAATTTACAGGGCATAAGTTCTGGTACACACACTTTTACTACACTAAAAGTAAGAAATACTATCACTAAAATTTATATAAAAGATAGTGGTAGTGGGTATTCAAATAAATCTATTAAAATTCCATCAGTTTTAGCATTTGATGGTAAAACAAATGGTGTTAATACCTTTGATGATTATATTTTTGCAACAAATCACGGGTTTAAAGACAAAGATCTTTTGCTCTATTCTTCTACCCAAACAAATGTTGGTGGATTATCATCAGAAACAGAATATGTTGTAACTGTTTTAGATGAAAATAAGTTTAAGTTGTCTAGTACGGTAGTTGGTATTACTACAACTGGATACTCTAGTGTCTCTGAGACTGTAAAGTATCAAAATTATAGCAATAGAGTTTATGTAGGATTTTCTTCAATTGGATCAGGTGTTCATACCTTAAAATATCCACCCATAAGAGTTGAAGTAGAATCACTTTCTGGTATTGGATTAACAGTAATTTCTCCTGTATTTGAACCATTGGTTACTGGAAGTATTGAAAGTGTCTTCTTAGAGGATTCTGGAGTTGGATATGGTGTATCTGATATCTTTAATTTTCATAGAAGACCAACTGTTGTATTTAAAAATATTGAATCCAAAGCTTTACTACGTCCCATTGTGGTGGATGGTTCAATTGTAGATGTCCAGTTCTTATCTTTTGGACGAGGATACAATGAAGGTATTGATATTGTAGTTTCTGGTGATGGAAGTTTTGCTGATTTACGTCCAGTTGTTGAAAATGGTAGAATAGTAGACGTTACTATTTCAAATGGTGGTATTGGATACAACCAAAATAATACCGAAATAACTATAGAAGAAAGAGGCAGGGATGCAAAATTTATTGCTAATGTAAATCAATGGAAAATAAATCAGGTAGTTAGAAATAAAAACATATTAAACACTCCAGATGAAGGTGTTCTTGCACCAAGTACTAATACTAACTTAGGTGTAAGACTTATAAATTTCAATACACCAAAAATACTTAGAAAATCACTTGGAGACCATATTGATGAAATATCAAATAGAGAGGTCTTATCAAATACACACTCACCAATTGTTGGATGGGCATATGATGGAAATCCAATTTATGGTCCTTATGGAAAAGTAGGAAATCAGATTAAAAAGATAGATTCCAGTTATGAAACAAGAATTGAAAATAATACACAATTGAGACCAAATTTTCCAGAAGGATTTTTCATTCAAGACTATTATTACGATAGAGCTCTTGGTGATTTAGATGAATATAATGGAAGATTTTGTACTACTCCCGAATATCCAGATGGAATTTATGCATATTTTTCAACAATTGATAGTAAAACACTATCATCACCAACTTACCCTTACATAATTGGGGAAAATTTTAAAGATTATATCATTGAAGAAAACTCTATTCCATCATTTACTCATGATACTCAATTAGATAAATTAGATTTAATTAGAAATATTAGTCCATACTACATTAACTCAACATTTTCAAGATATCCACTGATTTCAAACGTTGATAAAAAATATAAACAGGAATTTACAGTAACTACTACTTTATCTTCTGGAGTAGACTCTATTGATATTTTTTCACCTGGTGAAGGATATAAAATTGGTGACAATATTATTTTTGACAATAAAGGTACAGGTGGAACAGGATTATCTGCAGAAGTATCAAGAATTAAAGGTAAAGAGTTAACTGAATTTGAAACTACAGTTGCTACATTTACTGATGTAAACTTTTCAACCAGAGGATCTACAGTTGTTGGAATTGCACAAACACCACATAACTTAGTTACTGGTGATAAAATTGTTATCTCTGAAATTTCGGATACAAATTATCAATACTTATCTGGTATAAAAGAAATCCTCGTACCACAAAAATCTGTTGGTATCGCTAGTACTGTTCCTGAAATTGGGATTACTGGATTAACAGTAACACTTTATGTTAAGGATATTGGAACATTTTTAGTTGATGATTATATTAAGATAGAAAATGAAACCCTTAAAATTATTGATATAATCCCTGAAGCATCTCAAATCATAGCTAATAGACTATCATCTACATCACAACATCTTGTAGGTACTGAGGTAAAACTTTTACCGACAAGATTATATTTTAATGAAAAAGAGATTGATAGAAGAATTGCTCCAAACAATACTGTATATTTTAGTGCAAAAACTTTAATTGGTTTTGGTACACAAGCAAATAACTACAATTTATATAATAATCAAAACATAAATGTTCCATCAAGAGCAATTTATGTAAAGAATCATAATTTCCGTACAGGTCAAAAAGTAGATTACAATGTTGGATTTGGTGGTACTAGTATAAATGTTTCATCTGAATCAAATGTATCTAATTTATTCCCACTACAGCAAGGTCTTATATCAGTAATCAATCTTGGTAGAGATTTTATTGGAATAACTACAAACATTTCTGGTATAGGAACTGGTTTAGAGTCACTGTACATATGGGATGACGTTTCTGTAACAGGTTCTGCACACTCTTTTACTACTGTATATGATAATGTTACAGGAGTAGTTGAAAATTATAATTTAGAAATAACTACAGTTGAAAACCATGGGTTATCTGATGGTGATAAAGTTAAATTTAGTTTGATACCAGATGCTATAGATACATTTGCATTAAGATATGATACAAATTTAAGAAAAGTTACTACGGACATTCTTGATTTTGATGTTAATGTTGCAGTTTCTGTAACTACATCAGAGGTTTATTTACCAAATAATACATATGAAACTGGAGATAAACTTGTTTACTATAAGGAAGTAGATGCTAATTCCTCACCAAACACTGGAATCGGTGGTCTGTCTGATGGTGAAACCTATTATGTATTAAGAGAAAAGAGAGATTATATAAAACTTTCAGAATCTCTAAAGAATTCCACAGATGGTTCTTTTATAAACATATCATCCCAAGGTACTGGTATTCAAGGATTTGCATTAATTAATCCACCATTATATGCAACCAAGGGCAATAAAATAAGATTCGATTTATCAGATACTTCTCTATCTGGTATGGATTTGGTGGTTTACAAAGATAGTAAATTACTTATCGAACTGGAAACGTATCGTTATAAAAGAAATAGTATTGAGGCTGGTTCTGACGATGCCAAGTTAGATATTATCACCACTGAGGACTACATTGGAAATACACTTTATTATAGTTTAATACCATTATCACCAAGTGTTTCCGAAAAATATCAAATATCTTCAGATGATGAAGTGAATGGAAACAATCAACTTGTCATCAACGCAAGTGTTCTAACTCAAGAGTACCCAATTGTATCAATAGCTAATACTTCATTTAGATTCAACTTATTGAGAAAACCAGAAAGTATTACTTATAATTCATCAAGTGGAATTAACACTGTATTTTATGATACAAATTCAGTAAATGCAAGTGGTCCAATATCTAAAGTTAGAATTAACTTTGAAGGTAGAGGGTATAAGAAAGTACCTAAAGTAGATAGTATAGACACAGTTGGTGGTAGTAGTGCAATATTAAAAGCCACATCGTCCACTGTAGGTAAAATTGATAATCTAGAAAGAGTAAAAGATGGTTTTGATTATCCAACTGATCCAACTCTGAAACCAGTATTGAGTGTTCCTACAGTATGCCAAATAAAGGACATCTTTAGTGTAGGTTCTATTGGAATTGTAACTGGTGGAAATAATTACAATGTTCCACCTACTTTAAAAGTTATTGGAAATGATGAAATAGAACTTGAAGCAAATATACAAGGTGGTTCTGTCGTAGATGTAATTATTGAGCAAAACGTTAAAAATTTATCTGGACCATTAAAAGTAGTACCAACAAGAAACTCTAATGGATATGACATTGATGATATTATCTATAATCCATTTCAGAATACGGTAACTTTAGAATTAGTTAATGCTGATACTCAAATTTTCCCTCTTATAACCAATGCTTTTGGTGATACTGAGATTGAGTTCCCATTTGAAGTTGGTGATTCTATTTTTATAGAAAATTGTAGAATTACTGATGTTTCTCGTGGAAGAGGATTTCTTGATTATAACTCATCTAATTTTGATTTTAGATTCTTTACTGTAACTGGAATAAGCACAGTAAACTTCACTGTTACTTATAGTATGGACGGTATTGGACTGAATATGGGTGACTACAATACAGATATTAATTTTGGATATGTAATTAATAAGAAAGATATGGCAGAATTTGAAATGGTTATTTCTGATGATCTTTCTTATATTTCTGGTGAAAATGTAGTTGGATATGATTCAAATAATAAAGTAGTATTTTCTGCTGTTGTTACTGAAAATGGATGGGATAATGATATTAATCAACTAAGATTAATAGATTCAAAAGGTGAACTAGAAGTTGCAAATAAACTTTTAGGAACAAGGTCTAGATTGAATGGAACAGTTGCAAATATTAATCAGTTTAATTTAAAATCAACTCTAAATGTCACTAGCAAAAGGGTAAATGATTTTAGAGATAATGCTGGATATTTAAATGATTTCCAACAAAGAATTTCTGATAATGATTATTACCAAAAGTTTTCATATGCATTAAAATCAGAATTACCATATGATTCTTGGAGTGAATCTGTAAGATCTCTCGTTCATCCATCTGGATATAAAGAATTCTCAGATTTAGATATTGTTGAAAAATCATCAAATTCAATGAAGATTGATGTTGGTGATTCTTCACTGAGTGTAAGTGTGAGCATTGATTCAAAAGAGTCAATGTATAATAAGTACAACTTCAGTATGGTTACGGAAGAAGACTCTCTCCCAGACGGTAGTGTTGAAAGAATATTCTTCCCAGAGGGTGTAGACCTAACCCCATTCATCTTAAGTTTAACTAATAAAGTCATATCTATTGATAATATTAGTGACCAATTTACTGGAATTTCAAGTGATATTGGTGGAACAATAGTTGGTTTAAGTACATTTAAGTTAAAAAATAATGGAGATTCGTTATTCTATAGAGAGTTTAACTCTTCTGATTTCAATTTAGTTTCTATTGATAATAATAAATTTTCTTTAACAAATCATAATTATCAGACAGGGCAAAGAATATTCTATGATGTTCAAGAATCTGATATCGACCCATTAGGTTCAGCAGTTACTATAGTTGATTTAAACTATCAAGCACCAAATGTTTCTCGGAATTTTGATAGTCCAATATTCACATTTGACACGGACCAGTTAAGTTTCGATCAAACTTAAACCATAAATAAAAGTAAATGTGTAGTGCATAATGGCGAAGCAAGCAATAGGCATAGGAAGTTTACCCAATGATGGAGGGGGTGATAGCCTTAGAGATGGTGCTATTAAGCTCAATAGCAATTTTAGTGAAATCTATACTGCTTTAGGTGATGGAAACACCATAACAAACTCCATTGCTTTTGCATCTGTTGCTGGGGTTTCAACCCTTTCTGATTATGCAACTAATGCAGGCATTGCTACTTTTTCAACTACTTCTGGATTTACTAGTTTCACTACAAATGCTGGTCTTTCTAGTGTTGCTGATTATGCTACTGTTGCTGGATTGGCAACAAATGCCACCTATGCAGATACATTAATCAATTCCCCAAATATTATTGTTGGTGTTATAACAGCATCAAGATTTGTTGGAGATGCATCTTATGCCAGTGGTATAGTTACTACACTAGTTGCTGGTTCTAATGTAAATATTGAAAGAACTGGTGGAATCGCAACAGTTAGTGTTGCTGGAGGTGGAGGTGGAGGTGGATTTGGTGTTGCCTCCCAGTGGTTAGACACACTTTCTGGCATTACCACTAGTTCCATAGTTGGTATCGGCACAACTGTACCTGATGTTTCTAGTCAATTGCATGTAAAAGGTGGCAGAATCAACGTCACTGGAGTTTCTGCTGGCAATGAAGCATTACAAATAGAGAATGGAGTAAAGATAAACTATGGTACATCTGGTGCTTCAATTTACTATGATTCAGTTGACTTAAGAATTGATACAAATTCATCTATTAGGATGAGTGATGGTGTCAGGAACGTATTTACCGCAACTGCCGGTGGTGGATCTGAATTATTCTTTGATGGTTCCAGAAAATTCACGACCACACAAATTGGTGGTCAGGTTGATGGAACTTTAAAAGTTGCTGGTCTTACCACCACGAATGCATTATATTCTGTAGGAGATATTACTGCTGCAGGGTTTATCACAGCAACAACTTATTATGGTAATGGTGGTAATTTAACTGGAATTGTAACCACATTAGTTGGTGGTTCTAATGTAAATCTTACTTTAGATGGTGGTCAGGTAACAATTGACGTAAACTCTGATTCTGTTTGGAATGGAAATGCCACTGGCATTAATACTTTAGGAAATATTGGAATTGGAACTACAACTGCATCACACAAATTAACCGTTGTTGGTGAGTCTTCATTTGATGGTGCAGTAGGATTTACTAGTGATATTACACTTTCCTCAGGAAGAATTGAAGTTCCTGCATCAAGCAATATAAAAATTGGAGCAGATATTATTGGGTCTGGGAGTTCAAGAAATATTGGTCTTGGTGATAGGGCACTCTCAACATTAAGTAGTGGTGGTGGTCATAACATTGCAATCGGTGATTTGTCTGGACAGACATTCTCATCTGGTCAGTATAATATTACCATTGGTGATAGATGTGGTCGTGAAATGACGACTGGTGATTATAATGTTATTTTAGGTGGTTTTAATGGTCAGAACTCTGAATTAGATATTAGAACATCAGATAATAACATCGTATTATCTGATGGACAAGGAAATGTTCGTTATTTTGTAGACTCAAACGGAAAAACTGGTATAAACACTACCATTACACCAGAAGCACTTAATGTTCTTGGTATTGTTTCTGCAACAGGTTTCTATGGTCAAATAAATGCAGAGCAACTGACTGGAGTTCTTCCAATTATTGATGGTAGTAATTTAACAGGGGTTACTGCTGTTGGTTCTGGTATTGAATTGGAAAATAATGGGTCTAGTATTGGTGTTGCTGCAACAGTTAACTTTAGTTCCAATTTAGATGTTTCTCTGAGTGCAGGTACTGCTACAGTATCCGTTTCCGATTTAAGTATCACCGATTTGAATGTAAGTGTTGCATCAACACTTGGAGTTGCTGATGCAACACAACTGACTGTTTCCGGTGTTGTAACTGCAACTACATTCAGTGGTTCGGGTACTTCACTCACTACACTTAATGCATCTGAACTAAGTTCAGGAACTATTCCTGATGCCAGATTCCCAGCAACTCTTCCAGCAGCATCTGGTGCATCATTAACTTCACTTAATGCATCAGAACTAAGTTCAGGAACTATTCCTGATGCTAGATTCCCAGCAACATTACCAGCAGCATCTGGTACAAACTTAACTAATCTACCATCATCACAACTAACTGGTGCTCTACCAGCAATTGACGGTTCTGCATTAACTGGCATTGTTGCATCAGGTACTGGTATTGCAATTGAAAGTAACGGATTCCCTGTAGGGTCTGCTACCACAATTGATTTGGGAGCAGGATTATCAGTTGAGATTAGTGGTGGTATTGCTACAGTCACTGCATCAGGTGGTTCTGGTGGTTCAAGAGTAGTTGTATCTGGTACAACTACTTCTATTACAGATGAGAGTATCGGTAATATAGATATAACAGGATATAAATCTTATGCATTAATGCATGTTGGTCTATCAACCGCAGGTTGGATACGACTATATACTGATAGCACATCAAGAGCAAATGATATTAATAGAGGTCTTGGGAATGACCCAACACCTGGCAGTGGGGTGATTGCTGAAGTTGTAACTACTGGAATTTCTACAGAACAAATAGTTTCTCCATTCACAATGGGTGGTAATCTGATGGATCCAGCAAATACAACAATATATGCATCAATTAAAAATCTTTCTGGTTCAACTCAAACTATTACAGCAAACCTAACAATTCTCCCACTGGAGGCTTAATTAACAAATGGCAATTTCTACACATAGAGTCACGATAAACCCTCAGGATTTATCATCATATACTAAAGAAGATGTTCTAACACAGTTAGAAGATGGAATATCATGGTTGGGATGGCATGGTGATAGTCTTAGTGGATTAGTCTGTGGAGTTACCTCATTTACTGGTGGTGGAAGTATTACAGATGAAACCGTCTTCAATTATGAAGACGTTTATCCAATTGCAACAACTGGTATTGGAACAGGTGCATCATTTTTCGTAGCAAGAGGTAAGGGAGAAGTTGGATATGTTGTTGCAAATAGACCAGGTAAAAATTATGTTCCAGGTGACACAGTAACGTTATCAGCAGAAGACATTGGTGGTTCTGCAAATGGTGCTACAGATATTACAGTAAGACTTACAATTGCTGGTGAAGCAACTGGTGGTCTTGGATATGGTATCACTCTTACTGGAACATATGAAACAGAAGGGGCAGATAGGAACGGATTTGTTACAGGTAATGATGCGACTATAACGATTAAAGAGGGTGATACTCTTACTCTTGAAAATTATATGTCAAGTAGTAGTTATGAAGTCAATATTATTCAAAGTGGAGCACACTTTAGCAAAAATTATAGACATACTAATAGTAGTGATTATAAAGTTGGAACATATGATGGTTTAATTCATAACGTTATAGGAAATAATGATACAAGTAGCAATAGTGGTGGTATAACTAGATTCAAACCTTTACCTGGACAGAGAGGAACATACTTTGTTGTTGATAATGGCGGTGATTTCGCATCATTTACTCCAAAAATTGTAGTTCAACCAGCTACTTCTGGTATTACTACCTTTAGTTATGGTTCAACTGCATCTTACTATGCAAAGGACACTTCAGGTAGTTATCCTTGGGCTTGTTGGAGACACGTTGTCCAGGATAACAAAAAATTTGGAGACACATATCGTGTCTTTGGTATGGTAAACTCAACTCAATATTTAACTACTTGGGCTGGTTCTGGATTTTTCCCAGCTAGTTTTAATAGCACTGATACTAATTCATATCAGTATGGTTCTGGACATGCAAGGAATTTTAGATTAGCAGGACTAGAAAATGCTGATATATCAGCATATGATATATTCGACGAGCAGTCATCACCAGAGGATAGTATGACTGGATTTGAGTATATTAGTCAAGGAAGCAGAACTAGCACAGCATACAAAATAGATACTGGTGGATCAACTAGTCGTCAATTAGACTTGAATATATTTAAGTCTGGTATTGACCCAAGATTTGCAGTCTTTTCATATACTAAACCAACACAATCAGCAACTAAACTAAGAGATAGAACATTTGGTACATTCTTTTTCCACAATTTTGAATCAACAATCTGGGATTATGATGATCAATTTTTGAGTGGACTTACTCATATAATACCAAGTGACGATGATAATCGTGCAGGACTTACATTTAGAACATTTTTAAATGGAACTTCCTATTACTACGGCAGTAGTAATAAGAGATATCCAGCAAAAAGAAGTGCTGAATTTGGATATTCTACAGTAGATGATAGTAACAGTAATTCACCGAGTGAGCACTATCATGATTCTTGGATAGACACGTTTTATCAGACAAATACTGATAATGAAACTGTAAACCCTGGAACTGTAAAAATTTACTATAGAGATTCAACGGCAAGAGGTAGATCATATACAAATCAGAGTGGATATGCCATTAATAGATTATCAAGTGACTTAGATTTCAATGCTGTAATTAAAGGAATACCTTTAAATGCAAGAATCATGCCTGTTCCATATTACATACCTGATGATTTTGTTTTAATTGATTTTTACTACAATGTATCAGGTGTAAACATTCAGCAGGGAGATACAATTTCAATTAGTGGTTCTGAGCAGTATACAGTTATTCAGGGTTCATATCGTCAAACTGGTGGAACATATGGTGTTCTGTTCTGCGGAAGGGTTGTGTAATGGCAGATTTTAGTTTTTCTGGGTTAGATGGTGCAGTTGCAGCAGGATTAACCACTAAAATTCAAAGTGAAGAAATAAGTTTTGATGGTGCGAGTTTAGATAATGTTGTACTTAATATTGATGGAGTATATGGACCAATTGGTAGTGCAGTAACTTTTATTCCCGATCAAGGTTCATCAAGAACTGATTTTAATTTATCCAATGTTGTTCGTGAAGAAGTTGATTTTATACCAACATTAGTTTTTAATGGAAATACTTCAAGTGGTATTGAAACATCATCAACTTCAATTGTTGAAGAAGGTTTGGTGTTGTATTTAGAATCTACGAATTCCTCTTCTTACGGTGGTGCTGGCAATACTTGGACAGATATAAGTGGACGTGGAAATGATGCAACATTAATTGGGAATTATTCTTTCGCAAATTCCCAAATGATTTTTACCGATAATGGGTATGCAAGAATTCCAATAGATCCAGATTTTGATTTAATTGGTGATTTTGCATTTGAAACTGTTGTTTATATGACAGGAACTCCAGATTCAACATATCCATCTGGGTTAATTTCATGTTGGTCTGAACTAGACGATGGAAATAGAAATAATTTTCTTCTTGCGGTTAATAGTTCAAGACAAGTTTTTGTTCAAATGAATAATAATTCATTGTTATTAACACATCCAACTCCTCTTGATTTAAATCGTTGGCATCATATTGTATTTACTAGAAGAGGTTCTACAGTAGAATTATATATTGATAGTGTAAAACACTCTTTAGGGACAACATCATATTCTGATAATGTCTTGATGAGACGTGACCATCTAGAAATTGGAAGATATTCTGCATCTTCTGGTCAATCGTTTGAGGGTTCTATCCCAGTCGTAAGGATTTACACTGGAAGAGGATTATCATCTCAGGAAATATATGAAAACTCTAGAACTATTCCATATTACCCAAACAAAAGGTTGAATTTAACTGACGGCAAATTTACTATTGAAACTTTGCTTTATTGGTCTGGTTTATCACCTAGTGATGTTGCTGGAATAATTCTTGCACAAGATCCTAGTGATGGGATAAATCCAATGAATTTTAGATTTAGGATAAGAGATAGTTTAAAAAGGGCGCAGTTCCAGTATCAAACTACAGCATCAAGATCCAGTACACAGACATTGCACTCTGGAAGTGTTCAATTAGTAGCAAACTCATGGAATCACATTGCTGTTACTTATGATACCGTCACTCTAAGAATGTATATTAATGGTGTATTAGTTTCTTCTGCAGTAAGAACATTATACACAACTGAGGGTGTGTCAACTACAATTGGAGACTCTATAGATAATGATGAGCACCTATATGGAAAAGTTTCATATATACGTGCATATAAAGATAGGTGTTTTGATGATTATGAAGTCTTCTCTAATGCTAATAAATTATATGTAAGAGACTCAGTAGAATCAGAAGGTACAGTTAGTGTTGGTGTGGCAACAGACCTTGGTGTCACGGGAGCAATTCCTGGATACCTGACAGGTAGAAGACCAATAACAGGTTTAGTATTTCCTCGTGGTGTTTACAACAAGTAATAAGTAATAAGAAATGACAACTAGAGTAATTCCAGGTTCAGGTGCAGTATTTACACCAAATTTTGATGCTGAATATCGTGTTACATCATTTACGATACTTGATGGTGGTACTGGATATGCGAGTACAGACCCTCCTAAAATTGAAATATTAGGAACTAGAACTCCACTTGAGGAGGGTTCTTTTTATCCAATTATTGCTAATGGTAAGATTACTCAAATTGCTATATTGAATTCTGGAAGAGGATATTTTCCAGTTGAGGGGACATCAGATACAAAAGTTGGAATTGTTACTACAGAATATGTTGAAAGTTCATTAAAAGTAACTAAATTCGATTCAAATAATAATCCTTATGTCTCAGTTGCATCAACTGAGTCTCATGTTGTAATGCATGTTACTTCAGGAAAAGGAAGTGCTATTTTTGAGAATGGATATAATCGTACTATTGATCAATCTGGATATTCTGGAGTAACTGCTCCAATAACACCAAATTATTCTGGGCAACAAAATAGATTTTGGGGATTTTTCAATCCATTCCCATCTTACTTCACAACTGGTCTTGGCACTGACGCAAAATTCAATGCATTCATTGTTTATGATTCCTTTACTGGTGATGCAATATCAACTTCATTAGTATTAAGGTCTGGTGGTCAAAAATATTCAATTGGAGATCAAGTTTCAATATCTGGAACATATTTTGGTGGTAACACTCCAGCAAATGATATATCATTTACAGTTTCAACTACAACTAACACAAGAATTGGTTCTGAAGCAAATAATAGTTATGTTGGAGTTCCTGGTGAAACAATATCAGGAATTGGTTCTGGTGTAATTTTAACTCTCACAAGAGACCAATTGGGTGATATTGATGAAATAGAAGTCACCAATGGTGGTGCTGGTTATGCATTAACAAGCACCATTGGTGTTTCTGGAACTTTCATCGGTGGTTCTACACCAGGAGATGATTTAAAGTTATCTCCAGAAGTTTTGGGTGCAAATACACTACCACCAGTCTCTTACATCCAGAAGACCGATGATAATGGATTTAGAGTTAGTGGATTATCAACTACTTCTCCATTTATAACATTAAGAAGTTATGGTATTGGAACTCATTCATTTAATTTCGAGAATCCAAATGCAAGTTCAATTATTCTAATTGATAATATTATTCAAAGTGCTCTATACAGAAGAGATTTAAATAGAACACTAACACAGCCAATTGGCATTAAAACAACAACTATACATTTAAGTGGAATCACCTCAATAACCTCTTTAGATACAATTCAAGTTGATTCTGAATACTTTGATGTTAAGGATGTCGGATTAAATGGTCCTAATACAGTTGAAGTTGTTAGGGGTACGATGGGTTCCGAGGTTGGTTACCACACGGTTGGAGCAGCAGTTACTGTCCTTAGAGGAGACTTTAACATCATTAGGGATGAGATTAATTTTAAATCTGCACCTTTTGGTCCTATTGGACCAGATGGATTAGAAATTAACTCATCCTTTAATGGAAGAATGTTCTCAAGACAAGTTGATTATGGAAATCAACCAAATGATAAAAACGTTGTATTTGATGATATTAGCACAAAGTTTGTTGGGGCATCATCAACAGAGTTTTTCCTAGAAAGTAATACTCAACCACTGGTTGGCATTTTTACTGATACATCGGCAGTTTTAGTTGGTGGTATTGATGTAAACTTAAATCCATTAGTTCTCATCAATAATGTATCACAGATTTCAGGAACAGATTTTGATATTGATAACGATAGACTACAATTAGAAAAAGGAAATAGAATCAAATTTTTAACAGGAACTCCAGGTGCTGGAAAAATTTCAAGAACAACCAATAACAGTGGATTGGGATATCAGAGACTTGTTGGAGCAGGTGGAACAATAGTAGTTGGAGCAGGTGGAACTATTGTTAGTATTGATATACAACAATTTGGTAGTGGGTATAGAACAGCACCAGAAGTTCAAGTTATATCAAATGTTGGTAGTGGAGCATCATTAGTTGCAAATATTGGTGCAGGTGGAGTTATTACCTCTATTGATATAATTGAATCTGGAACTGGTTATGTTGAACCAAGATTAAAAGTCGATATTCCTATTAATTATAGTGATATAGAACTTGAGTATGCAACATCACCACCAGGTGAGGGAATTGGTGCAAGAGCATCTGTTGTAGTTGGAAATAGGGGAGATATTATTGGTTTTGAAATGGAAGAACCTGGAATATATTATAAGATTGGAGATAGATTGAAGTTCCCAATAACAGAATTACTACCAAGTACAGGTATATCCACAGTAAATGTTATTGCTCTTTCTTATGAAAATACTACAGGTCTTACCACAGTATTCACAGATACTGCACATGGATTAATGCCAGATGACTATGTGAGGTTGTCAGGAGTTGCAATGACTTGCGAATCTTGGACAGGATTTACAACATTTACAATCAACAGCTTCAATTATGAACCGTCTGCTGGTATTTGCACTATAACAACCGAAATACCTCATGGATTACCAGAGGGTGACTATATTCAGTTGGAGGAAATTAATTTAACGTGTATATCTGAGTATACTGGTATTACTTCAACTGTTTTCCCATATCCAGCAGGAATTAACACCTTTGGTAATACATACCCACAAAGTAGTCCAAATACTCTTGGTGGAACATATAATGTATTCAGATCTATAGCAGGTACATCAGGGACAACTATCGTTTTCAATGCTGGTGTTTCTACCATAACTCATCTTTATGATCCAGGTAGTTTTATTCAAAATGTAACACCAACAGATGCTTATTATGACCCACTAAGTGGTGAATTTACAGTCACTTCTGTTGGGCATACAGTGACTACTAATAATAGAATTCAACTGTTGGAGGGTGGATTTGCATTCACATGTTCGATGGATAATAATGTCACTGAGCATTATTTACCAGAAAGTGATCACTTCGCAATAGGAAGATTGCTTCAGGTAACTGGAGTAACCACAGATACTTTCACAGCATATGTTGGTGCTGCTGGTCCAGGAGATTTTTATACCCCATCAAATGCCTCATACAATACAAGTACTGGAGATATTACTCTCACATTAGGAAATCATAATGTTTCAATTGGTGATACTATCTTTATACGTGATAGTGCTTTGACATTTACTTGTGATATGGATTCCAACCAGGCACAAAAAACTTATCCCCGTCCTGGAATTGATCCATATGCAAACAAAGGAATCGAAGTTACAGGAGTTGCGGGAACAACAGTAACAATAAATGTTGGATCTGCAGGAACGGATAGATTCTATACACCTTCTGATGCTGATTATAATCCAGTAACAGGTGATTTAACTGTTACTGTAGGACAACATGGACTAGGTGTTGGTAGAAATGTAGTTCTTGCAGATAATTCGTTTACATTTACATGTGCGTTAGATGGACATGGAACACAACACAATTATCCCCGTCCTGGTATTGATCCCTATGCAGGAAAATCAATACCAATTACGAATGTTGGATTAACAACTCATACAGTAACTAATGCGGTTTATAATGCAACTGTAGGTGTTGTTTCTTTCACCGTTCCAAATCACGGATTTAGTAATAGTGATTATGTAAAAGTAGATGATAATTCACTACTGTTTACATGTGATCTTGATGGAAATACAGCAATTAAGGCATATCCAAGACCAAATTATGATTTCCCAAGTGGTAGATGGATGATTATCAGTAATTCAACAACTGATACTTTTGAAATTAATGTAGGACCATCAACATATACAGGTAATCATACATTTGTGAGTGCCGATCCTTACAGTCTCGAAAGGCAAGATGGAACATTTACAATTAATGTGGGTACAGGGGGGACAGATACTAGTGAACATACTTTCGTTACTGCTTCATTAAATGCAATTGAATATACCCCACAATCTACACATACATTTGTAAGTGCATTAACAAACTCAATAGCAAGAAATCCAGAAAGATATTTCACCCCATCTGATGCAACTTATAATCCAATTTCTGGTGATGTAGTTTTAACAATTGGAGAGCATCCATTTACAAAAGGTGAAGGAATTGTATTAAGACCAAATTCATTATCATTTACTTGTGATATGGACAATAATCAGTCCGTTAAATCATATCCACGTCCTGGTATCGACCCATATGCAGCAAGATCAATTCCAGTTAAAGATTTTACATCAACAACAATTACTTTAAATGTTGGTGTTTCTGGACCAAACAGATATTATACTCCAACAGATGCAAACTACAATCCATCTACTGGTAATTTAACTGTCACTGTAGGTCAACACGGATTAGGTGTAGGAAGAAATGTTGTTTTAGATGACAATTCATTCACATTTACTTGTGATTTAGATGGTAATTCTACACAACATACTTACCCACGTCCTGGAAGTGATCCTTATGCAGGACGTTCTATAGAAATTATACAAGTAGGTCTAACTACACACACTGCGACTGATGCACCTTACAATGCAGTAACTGGAGTTGTTACACTAGAAGTTACTGGTCATGGATTTAGTAATGGTGATTATGTATTAATTGAAGATAATTCATTGAGATATTCTTGTGATTTAGATGGTCATTCTCAATGGAAATATTACCCAAGACCAAATTATGATTACCCAAGTGGAAGATGGTTAGCAATTTCAAATGTAACCACTGACACTTTCGATATTAATGTTGGTGAATCAAGTTATACAGGAATTCATACATTCATAAGTGCAACTACTGATGGAATTAAGAGACAGGATGGAACATTTATAATGTATGTTGGTACTGGTGGAACAGACACTAGTAATCATACATTTGTAAGTGCATCTACAAATGCTATTAAGCATGAACCACAGTCAAATCATACTTTTATTGCTGGAATTCCATATTCAGTAAGACAAGATATACAAGCACCTCATACTTTTGTCAGGTCTTCAGATGATGCTATTTCTGTCTATAGTTATAATGGAACTGCAACAATAGGTATTACTTCAACTGTTTTCCCATATCCAGGAGCAAGTTACAACACTGTTGGTGATACATTCGATGTATTCACTGCACTAGAAGGAACAGAAGGGACAACTGTCGTATTAAATGCTGGAATTTCAACTATTGCACATACCTATGACTTTGGTGGAACAATAACAAATACACCTTTCACTGAATTTGAAGTAGTTGTTGATGAATCAATGACTGATAAGTTTAGTGGTTTCTATCCAGGTCAGTTTATACAATTTGATGATGTCTCAAGATTATTCAACGGAAGAAAAAGAAAATTCACTTTAACAGTTACTGAAGGAAATGAAACCAAAATCTTAAGTTTAAAGACTAAAAAAGAATCTGATATGAGAATGGAAAACAATTTATTCGTTTTCGTTAATGATGTATTGCAGCAACCATATTATTCATACATTTGGAATGGTTCTAGAATTGTATTTAAAGAGGCACCTTTAAGAAATTCTAAATGTACTATATTATTCTTCAGAGGTTCTGATTTAGATGTTATTCAGATAGATCCACCAGAAACAATCAAAGAGGGTGATGTTGTTCAGATTGGTGAGAATAAATTTGACCCAATTGATAGAGAACAGTTTGAGAGAGTTGTTAAGAAAATTATTTCTACAGATACCTTAGATACATTTACTTATGATAGTCTTGGAATTAATACCGATCCAAATAAAGAAAGACCAGTAAGATGGGAAAAACAAACCCAAGATAAAATTATTAATGGTGTCTTGTATTCTAAAGCAAGACCAAGTTTACGTTCTAGAGTTGCTCCAATTACTAGACTCATTAAATCAGTTGAAGAAGATGATATTGAAATCTACGTAAATAATGCTTTTCCATTATTTACTGATGTTGATAAATTACAGGAAAGTTTGAGAAATATAAAAATTGTTGATGACGGAGAAATAGAACCAGCAATAGTTCAATCAACAGTTTCAACAACATCTTCAATAGAATCATTAACAATTGTTGATGGTGGGTCTGGTTTTGACACTATAGTAAATCCAACTGTAGCAATTTCCTCTGCATTTATTGATAAAAAAGACCCAATTTATAATTGGACTGGTGCATCTGGTATCTCAAGTATCTTTAACTTCACAAGTGTCTTAATTTCATCTCCAATAGTTGCAGTTGGATCTAGTAATCTATTGGGAATTTCAACAGATGGAACAAATTGGCAAGAAAGTACTATTGGATATGGAAGTACTGATGTCATAGATTTTAACTCTATTGCATTTGCACCACAAGACAATTTTGTTGCAGTTGGAAGCACTGGAACTATAGTTAAAGGTTCTGGTATTGGTGGAACTTCAATGACCTGGAGTGAACTGACTAAGTTCAAAGAAACATTCTTTATTGGTTCACCTATTCCAACTTTATCTGCAAGTAACTATGATGATGCACTTAATGAGATAATTTATCACCCACAAAAAGATACATGGATTGCTGTTGGTGATAATCGTGGTGTGTTTAAAGCAGTAGGAATTGGGACAACAACTTTCTATGAAAAGACACCACCAACTTTAGGTAATCTCAATAGTGTAGCATTTAATTCAACTACGATTGTAGCAGTTGGAGATGGAGCAAATATAGCTTATTCAAATGATGGTAATATTTGGTCTCAATCTTTTGGCATTCCTTCGACAAGAGATTTAGAATCTGTAATATGGACTGGAACTACTTTTATTGCTGTAGGAAATCAAGGTACAATATTAACATCTGATAACGGGTCTACTAATTGGATAAAAATTACTCCAAATATATCCTTCAATTTTACTAAGATAAGGTATGAATATGGTTTATTTGTTGCTTTAAATGACTCTGGTCAATTATATTACTCAATGAATTTAGAAACCTGGGTGTTCAGAGAGACAAATTCTTTATATCAATTAAATGATTTAAGATTTATACCCACACCTCCACCAGTAGAGCAGAGAGATCCAAATGTTCCTGTAATTACAGATGAAGGTAGATTTGTTGCTGTAGGTTCAGCAGGAACTGCTATCTATGCCGAACCAATCTTCAATAGAGCAACAGGAATTTCTACAGTAACAAATGGTTCCGTATCTTCAGTTACAATTACAAATCCTGGATTTGGTTATCAGTATAATATTGCACCTCCAGTCATAATTGAATCCGATACAATTCAGTCTGAGCAAATCAGGTCAATAAAAGTTGTTGGTGACTTTGGACTTATTAAAAATGTTTCTGTTGGAAATTCCTTTATTAATTTCGAGTTAGAATCTGAGAGATATGATAATACTACTCTAGGTATTGGTTATTCATCACTAAATACCTATGGTGTAAACTTTAGTGAACTTGAAGTTGGTGATTACTTTGTAATTACTGAAAGTAATACCGTTGTTGGTCAAGCACTTACTGGAATTACTACTTACAGTGGTGGATTAAATAATTATCCAGATTCTAAAGTTGGAACTGCACAATCTGGTGGTTCTATCAATGGCATATACAGAGCAGAACGTGTTTCTCCACCACCAAGTGGTGTTGGGATTGTTACAGTAAGATGCATGTTTGCATATGGTTCGGATTATGCAGAGCAACCTATAACAGCATTTGTAGATACCACTGCAAATACTAATGGAACTCATGGAAGATACTCTTGGGGTAAAATATATGATTATCAGAATAGAAGAGCATTTACACCAAAGGAATTTGTTGTAAATACAGATAATGGTACTGTTGGTTTATCTACTGCACCACAAGTGTATAGAACCCGTACTATAAAATAGCAATAAATAAAGAAAAAAGTATTGTAGTATAAAAATGCCTGCTATTATCACTGAAAATTTTAGAGTAATGAACGCCGAAACTTTTATACAGAGTTTTGTTTCGGTTGGTAATACTTCTAATACATATTATACTTTTATTGGTCAACCCAATAGTCTGAATCCTCTAGCTGGTGGAACAGACTCTTGGGGTCTTGGGTACTCACCTACAGATGGAATAGAAGAACAGAATAGAATTAAAGAAACTATTCTTTCCATGAAAAAGGTGACAAACCAAGATGTAAGGAGAATGATTAGAAAAGTTGAGTGGACATCTGGAACTACTTATGAAATGTACCGTCATGATTATACAATCTACAATAAAACTCCAATAACAAATCAACCAAGTTTATATGAATCTAATTTTTATGTTATAAACGAAGATTTCAGAGTTTATGTTTGTCTTCAGAATGGTAGTGACCCAGAAAACCCAACAGGAAGACCATCATTTGACCAACCAGAATTTGTTGACTTAGAACCAAGACCAGCAGGAACTTCTGGTGATGGATATATTTGGAAATATCTTTTTACAATCAAACCATCCGAGATTGTAAAATTTGATTCTATTGAGTTTATTCCTGTACCAGAAAATTGGGGAAATGTAGGAGAAACAATATCAACAAAAAATAATGCTATTGATGGAAAGATTGAGGTAATTACTATTGCAAACAGAGGTATTGGTTATCAACCAATTTCTAAATCTTTTACTAATATTCCTATATTGGGTGATGGGATAGGTGGAAAGGCAACAATTACTGTAGATTCTTTTGGTAAAGTTTCTGAGGTATTTGTAACAGATGGTGGTTCTAATTATACTAGTGGAATTATAAAATTCCAACCAGGTGCTCCTGGAGTACCATTAGAATTAACAAATAATGGAACTGTTGCTGAATTTAATGTAATAATTCCCCCAAAAGGTGGACATGGTTTTGATATATACAAAGAATTGGGTGCATATCGAGTCTTAGTATACTCTAGATATGCTACAGATGAAACAAATCCAGACGTAATCTTAGGAAACGATTTTGCTAGAATTGGAATAATTAAAAATCCAACAGTATTTGGAAGCACAACAGAAAAATTGTCTTTAAATGAAGTTAGTGCTCTAGACTCGTTGAAATTGTCTGGAATTGCAACTGCAAATAATGAAACTTATCCAGTAGATTCGCAAATTACCCAAACTATCGGTACTGGACAAACTGCTGTTGGTTTTGTAGCATCTTGGGATTCTATAACTGGAGTATTAAAATACTATCAACCAGTTGGATTAGCAACTGAGGGTGTTAATTATCAACTTAGTAAGTTTAGTTCCTCACCAATTGCTGGAGGAAATCTTATAGTTAATTGCAGTAATTCAAATGCATCATTATCAGTTGATACTAATTTTACTGGTGTTAGTACCGTAATAAATAATAGGACATATCAGTTAGGTAGTACTTTTGTTTCTGGGATTTCTTCTGCAGAGTTTAACAAAAAATCAGGTGACATAATCTACGTCGATAACAGGCAACCAATCCCAAGATCGGCTAATCAAAAAGAAGATATTAAAATCATATTGGAGTTCTAAAAAAAAATGCCACAAAATACAAATTTAAATATTTCTCCATATTTTGATGACTTTGAATCTGATAAAAATTATCAGAGAGTGTTGTTTAAGCCTGCTACTCCAATACAGGCAAGAGAATTAACAACTTTACAATCTATCTTACAAAATCAAATTGAAAAATTTGGTCAGCACTTCTTCAAAGAAGGTGCTATGGTTGTGCCTGGTCAAATATCATATGATTCCAACTATACTTGTGTTGAGATTGATGAAACCCATTTAGGTATACCTGTTTCATTGTATATCAATGAAATGATTGGTAAAAAAATTAGAGGAGAAGTAAGTGGTGTTACTGCAAAAGTAGAAAACTTCATTAGTAATGTAACTTCAGAAAGAGGTAATTATACACTATACATTAAATATCAAGGTTCTAGTAATACAAACTTTTCAACAAGTACGTTCCTAGATGGAGAAAACTTGATTGTTGAAGAAAATGTTTCTTACGGAGTATCGTCTTTAAGAGAAGATACAACTTTTGCAACAACTATCATTTCTGGTTCAACATCCGTTGGTTCTGCAGTAAAAATTGAGTCTGGTGTATACTTCATTAGAGGATTTTTTGTAACTGTCAATCCAGAAACTGTTGTTTTAGATCAATACTCTAACTCACCAAGTTATAGAGTTGGTTTACTAATTAATGAAGAATTAGCAGTTGCTTCAAATAATTATAATGATTTATATGATAATGCCCAGGGATTTTCTAATTTCTCTGCCCCTGGAGCAGATAGATTAGAAGTAGGTGTTACATTAATAAAAAAAGAAATTGATAATTTTAATGATGAAAATTTTGTTGAACTTTTAAGATTAGTAAATGGTGGTTTACAGAAGTTTGTTAAAGAGACTAATTATAATTTAATTAGAGATGAATTAGCAAAAAGGACTTATGAAGAATCTGGAGATTATTATATAAAACCATATAATATCTCTATTAAAGAGTCTTTAAATAATAGAGTTGGAAATAATGGAATATATCTTGAAAATCAGGAAACAAAACAAGGAAATATTCCAAGTGATGATTTAGGGTGTTTGCAAATTTCACCAGGAAAAGCATATGTAAAGGGTTATTCAGTTGAAACTATAAGCAGTTCGATTATAGATTTCAGAAAACCAAGAGATACTGAAAAAGCAGATAATGATTCTGTTCCTTTCAGTGTTGGTAGACAGGTAATTATCAATAATGTTTATGGTTCTATTCCTGTTGGATTTGACAATACCTCAACAGTAGAATTGTATGATAGTAGAACAGTAACTCCAGGTTCTGCATCTGGTAATAAAATCGGTGTTGCTAGATTATATAATCTGAAATTAAAAAATGCAGAATACATTAATGCAACAACTCAGTATGAGTGTTCACTCTATGATATTCAAACATATACAACAATAACACTTAATACCAGTTTATCAAAACCATCTTCAACTTTCATTGAAGGAAAAAATAGTTCAGCTAGTGGATATTTGGTATCAGATGTTGTAAATAGTAATTTACTTACTTTATATCAAGTATCTGGTAATTTTAAAGATGAAGAAGCAATAATAATTGATGGGGTTGATGATGGAAGAGTTATTAGTAACGTAAGAGACTATAGTCTTAGTGATGTTCATCAATTAAGAACTGATAATTCTGGAAGTAGTCTTGGAAGCTTCACTGCTGATCCAGTTCTTTCTAATAAAGTTAATTTAGCAGATATTTCAGCACAGTTCACTATAACTGGTGAATCTGCTGGTATAAGTACAGTTACAACTTCATCGAGTTCATTCTATGAAGGACTTTATGTCGGTAGTATTGTTTCATATACAAAAGAAGGGAATAGTGTTCCAACTTTTAACAAAGTTACGGAAATTGATAAAACAGCAGATATAGTAAAGATTCAAGCAGTTGGAACTACTCCTGGTATAAATGATGGTACACTCCCAGGAACAAGTATAGTAACTAATGACTTTAGAAAGGTAACATTAGAAATATTAAATACATCAAACGCATTTTTATACACAAAATTAAGGCATAAAAATATTTCTTCTGTTGATTTGAGTAATGCTCAATCAGTAATTAAAAAGTCATATCCAATTACAGTTTCTGCAAATGCATATAGTGCAACACTAGAAACTGATACTAGTTTAACTTTAGAACCATTTGATGAAGAGGATTATAACTTAACTTTTATATCTAATGGAGCAATTGAATCCTTATCTAATCAAAAAATACAACTATCAGGAAGAACTGTAAGTTTAAGTAATTTGTCCGGTAATGGTTCAGCAATACTTACTGTTTCATATAGAAAAGTTAATACTACAGTAAAAAGAAAATTATATAACCGATGCAATACCCTAGTTATTAATGGTTCATCATCACCTGCTTCTGGTATTGGAAACACAACTCTTGACGATGGATTAGTATATAGTGAATATTATGGATTAAGAGTACAAGATAAAATAATTTCTCTAAATGTTCCTGATGTTGAGAGAATTTTGGGAATTTATGAATCATCTACTACTTCAGATCCAAATTTACCAAAGGTAACATTAACATCACTTAACTCTAGTGTTAATAACTTATTAAAGGGTGAAAGACTCGTAGGTCAAACTAGTGGTGCTGTTGCAAACTTTGTCGGTAGTGATAGTGTAAACACAATTGATGTTGTATATATTAATGAAAACAGATTTTCACTAAATGAAACTATTATTTCTGATGAGACTAATATTAGTGGAGTAGTATTTTCAGTAGTTCTCGGTGATAAAAATATTAAAAATAGTTTCATTTTTGATAAAGGGCAAAGATCTGAATATTACGATTACTCAAGAATAATTAGAAAGTCTGAAATATCTTCTCCAACTAAAAAAATTAAAATTGTATACAATCAGTATTCAATCAACTCATCCGATGATGGTGACTTTGTATCAGTTGACTCTTATGATAGTGATAGATATAGTAAGAATATTCCAGTAATCGATGGAGTAAGAAATACAGATATCATTGATTTTAGACCAAGAGTTTCATTGTTTGATACATCTTCTGCTACAAAATCACCATTTGAATATGATTCAAGATTATTCTCATTATCGGCAAATTCATCTAATTATGTATTTGCAAAAGATAAGAATTTAAATATATCTTACAATTACTATCTTGCTAGAATTGATAAGTTATTTTTAACAAAGGATGGTGCTTTTATATTAAATCAGGGTGTCCCATCATTAACACCAAAGGCACCAAATGTTATTGATTCTTCATTAGAGATAGCAACAATTTACTATCCACCATATGTTTATGATACAAAAACAATAAAAACATCTCTTTCTGCACATAAGAGATATAGAATGAAAGATATCTCTAGATTAGAGGATAGACTTTCTAATGTTGAATATTACAGTTCACTGTCTTTATTAGAAACTGACACCAAAAATTTACTTATAAGAAATCCAAAAACTGGTCTAGATAAGTTCAAATGTGGTTTCTTTGTTGATAATTTTAAAAGTGGTTTTGGTGGTGATATTTCAAATCCATCTTATAAAGCAAGTACAGATACTGCAATTGGTGTAGTAAGACCAACACATTATACCACTTCTACTGGACTAATTCTTGGTTCAGAAGCTATTATTGGTATTGGACAATCCTCAAACCCAAATATTGATTTAAGACACGCAACAGATTTGGGAACCAATAATCTTAAGAGAGTTGGTGATTTGGTCATGTTAAACTACAATGATGAGATATACACTAAGAATCAATTTGCAACCAGAGCAGTAAACGTAAATCCATTTAATATCCCAGTATGGATTGGTTCAATTGAATTGAATCCTTCTACTGATACTTGGATTGAAACAAGATTGACGACTAGAACCGAAGATGTTGAAGGAACATATAAAAATGCTATAGCACAATTGGGTGCGGACACAAATACTGGACTATCTCCTATAAATTGGAATTCTTGGGAAACTAATTGGACTGGAGTTACAAATCTAAATTCTGAATTAACCGGAACTAGTACAGAGGTAAATTCATCTTCTGGTAATAATGTTGATACATCAACAACCACAACAACACAATTTATAACAGACACTTTCAGACAAACAACAGATCAATCCAGAACAGGAATTCAATGGCAAGTTAGTGAAAGATTCAATAATGTTTCTATTGGAGATAAGATTGTTTCGAGATCAATTGTTGGATTTATGCGTTCTAGAAACGTTGAGATGATTTCTCGTAGATTAAAACCTTCTACAAGATTCTATTCATTCTTTGATAATGTTTCTATGAATGATTTTGTAGTTCCAAAACTACTTGAAGTAAACATGGTCAGTGGTACATTTGTTGAGGGTGAGACTGTTATTGGACAAATGCCTGTTTCTATTTTGAATAATAAAGGAATTGTATTCAGACTAGCAAAACAAAATCATAAGTATGGTCCATATAATTCTCCAGAAGAAGTTTATGCAGAAAATCCATACAATTCAGGAAATCAACTTTCTTCATCGTATTCATCAACAACTACAATTTTGAATGTTGATACTGCAAGTTTGGAAAATCAAGCAGATTCAAATTTCTTTGGATGTATTTCTATTGGTATGCAATTAATTGGAGAAACAAGTAATGCAATTGCAGAAGTATCAGATATAAGACTTATTACTGATAAATCTGGAACATTAATTGCATCATTATTCTTCCCAGACCCAACTATATTATCAAACCCAACATTTGAAACAGGAACAAAAACACTTACATTATCGACAAGTTCAACAAATACCTTAGCACCAGGAGTTTCTGAAAGTTCTGCTGAAACTAATTTCACATCAAGTGGAACAATTGATAACGTAGAATCACTGACATTGAGTATCAGAGAAGCTGATATTGAAAGAGTTGCAGTTCCACCAGAAAATAGAACATTAACAAATGACTTTAGTGTAGACCGCACTAATACTCTTGTTAACACTAATACTGTTCGCACAGAAATAATTGAAAGTACCGTTATTGTAACTGAAATTGTTAGGGTTCCTGCTGATCCACCAATTCCAAGAAGATGGAGAGATCCACTCGCACAAACATTCCAAGTTACTGATAAAAATGGAATTTTTATCACCAAGTGCGATGTATTCTTCCAATCAAAAGATACCTCAGATATTCCAGTAACTTTACAAATAAGAACAAGTTCTTTAGGTGTACCTACACAAGAAGTATTACCATTTAGTGAAGTTACATTATCACCAAGTAATATCAATACTTCTGAAGATGCTTCTTCTGCAACAACATTCACATTCCCATCTCCATTATTCTTAGGTGGAATAAAAGACTATGCAATAGTTCTAATGTCGGATTCAACAGAATATAATGTTTGGATTTCTAGAATGACTGAAGTTGATATTTCAACAGTGAATAATGCAGATTCCGAAAAAATTCTTGTTTCACAACAACCAACATTAGGTTCTCTATTCAAATCACAGAATGGTGCTACATGGGAACCATCACAATTAGAAGACTTGAAGTTTACCCTGTACAGAGCAGATTTTAACTCAAGTAGTGGATCTTTTAGACTTTATAATCCAAAACTTGGAATTGGAAATAGACAAGTAGCATCGTTGAGACCCAATCCAATAGTAGCATCTACTAAAAAAGTTTTAGTTGGACTCGCATTGAGTTTAAGTAGCTCCGATATTTCAAATCTAGTACCAGGAATTACAATACGACAAAGTGGTTATGACAATTTCTCTGGAAAACTTGAAAGTGTTGTTGGTTCTATTGGCATTGGAAGTGTCTTAAGTATTACAAATGCTGGTGTAGCATATACTTCAAATGCAACATATTCTGATGCTCCACTCTTAACATTATCAGGAAGAGGTTCTGGAGCAAAGGTTGACCTAACTATTGAGAATAATATTGCTATTGCTGCTACTGTTTCTATTGGAGGAACAGGATATGCTAAAGGTGATACTTTAACTGTCTCACCTTCAGAAACAGGTGGTTTTGGTAAAAACTTGGTCTTGTCTATTCCAAATAGTGTTGGAGTTATTTCAGCATTTAACTCACTAATTATTGATAAAGTTCAAGATGAAGTAAATACATCTGGTGTTTCAAATGAGATATCTTACATAAATTCTGGTGGAGGAATATCAACTATTTCAGATGGTTACGTTAATTACTCTGAAACAATTACTGATGGATTGTATTTTAAAGTAAATCACAATAATCATGGAATGTATTCACAGCAGAATAAGGTAACAATTACTGGAATTGAGCCTGATATCGCACCAGAAAAACTCATTGTTGACTATAATCAGGCATCGACAAATAGTATTCAAGTAAATTCTGTTGGTATATTCACCAGTTTTGAAAACTTAGAAGTTTCAGCAACAAATCCTGGATATATTAAAATTAATGGTGAAATTATTAAATATACTTCATATGAACTCAGCACAAATACATTAACTGGAATAACAAGAGGGATTATTGATGGGCAAGAGGATTTCCTTCTCCCTATGGTCATTCCTTACCATAATGTTGGGTCACCAGTATTTAAATATGAATTTAATGGTATTTCTTTAAGAAGAATTAATAGAACACATTCATTTGCAGATGTTGATATTAATAAGTATCCTATTAGTTTAGATAGTTACTATATTAAACTTAATACTGAATCTAATGGACCAGATAGGAAATTTATTAGTCCTAAATTATTCTTCAATGATACAAAATCGGGTGGAACTTATGATTTAGATGATTCTGCTTCTGGTTCAAACACAATATCTGGACCAAAAGCAACACAGAATATTCAGTTTAATTCAATCAAACCAAATATACAAACTATGATTCCAGAAAAAACATCTATCTCTGCAAAGGCAAGAACATTCTCTGGTCAAAGTATAAATGGAAATGAATCTACTTATGTAAGTAAAGAGTTCCAATCAATTTCATTGAATTCAAATAATTATCTATCAACACCAAGTATAATTGCATCAAACGTAAATGAACTTGAATACTTAGATGATTATCTTGGAAATAAATCATTTACATTAGAATTAAATCTATCTACTAGTGATAGTAAGTTGTCACCAGTTGTAGATCTTGATAGAATTGATATGATAACAACTATGAATAGAATCGATAGTCCAGTATCTAACTATAAAACAGATTCTAGAGTTAATAGTTTATATGATGATCCATCATCTGCAATATACATATCAAAAATTATTAGATTAGAAAGGAGTTCTGATAGTTTAAAAGTTTACTTTGATGCGTATAGAGATTCTTCAAATGAATTAATCGTTATGTATAGAATACTAAGACCCGATACACCAGATGACCAACAATTGTATGAACTATTCCCTGGATTTGAAAATATTGATGAAAATGGTAATGTAATTGACCCTAAAGATAATAATGGACAACCAGATGCATTTGCTCCTGCTTCAACTTCATTAGATGATTTTAGAAGTTATGAATACACTGCAGAAAACTTACCATTGTTTAATGGATTCCAAATTAAAATTATTATGGCAGGAACAAATCAATCATTTGTTCCAAATATTAGAGACTTAAGAGTAATTGCAACGTTATGATTCCAATAAAAGACAATGTGGGTTTTTATAGAGATGAAAAAACTAATGCAGTTCTAAACTGTAATGATGTACAATATAATGAGTATATAAAAATAAAAAATAAAAAATCTCTAGAAGAACAAGAGTTGAGTAAAATGAAAAATGATATTGAGGAAATTAAAAGTGCATTGAAGACTCTAATTGAAACGATAAATAAATAAAGGTTATTAATCTATTTTTCTGATGTCAGCTAAAGTAATCAATTTAGTTCTTGAACAGGGAACAGATTTCCAAAGTACATTTACTATATACAATGATAATGGGACTAAATTGAATTTGACTGGATATACAGGAAAAGGTTTAGTCAAGAAAAGTACATACTCATCAACTTCATATCCATTTTCTCTAACCTTTCCGAATAGGATTGGTGGTCAAATAAAGGTTTCTATGGCAAAAACAGATACTTCATTGATGGAAGGTGGTAGATACTTATATGATGTGGTGATAACATCTCCAAATGATTTTTCGACAAGAGTTGTTCAGGGTAGTGTGTTAGTAACACCAGGAGTTAGTATATGACAAATTATGACGTAAGACTAACTTCACAAGATAGGTTTACTGTTGACTTAAATTATGAAGTTCCATTTAAGCAGATACAATACAGTAATGTAATTCTTGATGATATTAATGTACAATTTGATGGAAATCAGACTAATTTTACATTATATGCAAATGGTGAAGAATACTTTCCGGTTAATGAACAACAATTAGTCATTTCTCTAGATGGTGTTTTACAAAAACCAGTAATTGATTATCAAATATCTGGTAGTACGATTACATTTTTAACTGCACCAACAGCAGGTCAACAATACTCAGCAATTGCACTTGCTACTGCAGCAGATGCTACTAGAAATATTGTCTTTATGATTGACAATGGTAGTATAGATATTACTCCAGGTGATAAAGGTTACTTACCATTAGATATTGGTGGAAAGATTGAATCATGGTCAATTTTATCAGAACAAACTGGAAACATTGCAATAGATATTGAAAAAACAACTTATGATGATTATCCATCAAATTTTGTTTCAATAGTTGGAACTGAATATCCAACTCTAATAAATGAAAATAAAAATAAAGATATTGAATTAACAACTTGGTTACCTATAATCAATATAAATGATGTGCTCAGATTTAGTGTTCTCAGTTGCTCTGGAATAAGTAGGTGTACAGTAGTTTTGAAGATGAAAGTCTAAATATTTTTAGATTATAAATAACAATAGGAAAAAAAATTTTGTTTCATAAAATAACGGAGACAGGTAAATGGCACTTTTAGTCCCAGATAGTGGTGAACTACAGACTCTACGATATCTTGTAAACACCAATCAAGATATCCCTAGAAACTTGATTCTCAAGTTGTACACTAGTAATACTACACCTGCAGAGGGTGATGTCCCAACTCAGGCAGCTTACTTTGAACCATATAATGAGTCTGGAACCATTGGTTATGGAACCGCACCAAATAATGGTTACCCATCATTAGTTAATAACAGATGGGATCAAGACTATACTAGTCAGTATGGTATTCTTCTCGACGGTACACGTTGGAATGTAAGAACAATTACAACTCCAATCGTAAATACCACTGGTAGTGGTACTGCTGGAGAATATACAATTACTGTTGCATCAACACTCAACATTGCAGTAGGACACTACGTAAGTGGTGGTAATGTTGGTTCAAATGCTACCGTTTGTGCCATTGACGGTAATGTACTTGTTCTTTCAGTTCCTAACACTGGTAACTTCTCCAACCAGTCACTTGATTTTGGTGTAGGAACAACAACTGCTTCATATCCAGAGCAAACATTCACCTTTACTGGTCCTGCAAACCAACAGTATGGTTACTACCTCGTAAGAGCAAACAATCTTCCACTAACACTTCATGGTGTTGATTCTGCAGCAACTTCTTTAGCAAACACTGGTGTTGCTAAGACTTTAACAACTGGTGTTATTGCACAAGAATTCATTACACTCAATCAGTTCAAGTGGGAACCAACAGGTGTTGGTACAGCAAGTAACTTTGAACTTGTTGTTTCTGATGCAACTGGTATTATGCCAAACCAAAGAGTGGTTGGTACAGGTCTTGCTGCTGAAACAAGAGTTGTTGGTGTAAATGGTGTTCAGGTCTATCTAGATAAAGCACTTTCTGGTGCTGCTTCTGGTGTAACTACTTTCTATAAGAGTATCACTGAGGACATCACACTTGGTATGGGTGTTACTCACACCAATGCTGGTGGTGAAACTAATGCACTTCCTGCTGATACAACTGTCACTGGTATTGATGAGAAAAACGGTATTGTATATCTAAGCAATGCTCTTGTAAATAACATTCAGGTTGCAACTGGTGACGAAGTAACCTTCGGTTCCAGTAAAGTAATCGGTACTGCACATGGTCTTGAGCCAGGTGATGTTATCTACATCGCAGCAGGTACAGGTAACACAACTACCACATCAAGTACATATACTGTATTTGAAGCTCCTGATGCAAATACATTCACACTATCACCAGCACTTGATGGTGTAGGAAATGTAACTCTATACAGCAGCATCTTCTTCGCAGAAAGATTCACAAATGGTCCATACAACGTTCAGAACAACGGTGACCAAATTAAGGTAACTCTAAACGTCAGCCTCGACTGATTTACGATTTACATTTTTTCAAAGGAGGGTCTACCCCTCCTTTTTTTGTGTCTTTATAAATAATTCAATAAAAGGTTTCTAGATAGATGGCAAGAAACGTAGGGGTAAATTCAACATTTGAGCAACAACGTTTAGTCATTAACGAGCTTGCTGTTGATGTTGAAACATTAGAAAATGCTGGTTATATTACTGATTACACAGAACAGGACAACTTAGGAACTGTTCTTTCTAGGGGAAATCAGGCAACTAGTGATATTCAGTTAACTGGTATTATTACAGCAACATCTTTTGTTGGTGATGGTTCTAACTTAACTGGAATTTCTGCTGGTGCTGGTGGTACAGATAATGTTTCCACATCAACTTTAACAGTTGCTGGTATTTCTACTTTTAATGGAAGAATTGTTGGTTCAGCAACAACCAATATTATTCCATTCCTTTATGCAAATCTCAGTGATTTGCCAAGTGCAACTGAATACCATGGTGCTTTTGCACATGTTCATGCTACTGGAAAGGCATATTACGCACATTCTGGTGCGTGGGTAGAGTTAGTAAACATCGACAGTGGTATAGTTACAGCAACAACTTTTGATGGTGATTTAACAGGTAATGCTGATACAGCTACCAATCTTAATGGTAATACATATAATTTAAGTACCTCTGGTATTATTACCGCAACTCAGTTTGTTGGTGATGGTTCTGGTCTTACTGGTGTTGTTGCAGAAGGAACGGGAATTGTCATCCAAGAGGAAGGTTCTTCTGTTGGTACTGCAGGTACTATTAACTTTATAGGTGCTGGAGTTACAGCAACGTTATCTAATGGTGTTGCATCAGTAGAAATTACCGCAACTGGAGGGGGTGGAGGAATCTCCAATGTTGTAGAAGATACTGCACCACAACTTGGTGGTAATTTAGATATTAATAATAAGTATATTACTGGAACAGGTGGTGCAAATATTACTGGTGTTGTTACTGCTACAAGATTCGAGAGTACTTCTGCAGGAACTCCTACTATCGATTCACCAAATAATTTAAATATTAATGCCGTAACTGTTGCCATTAGTACTAATTTAACTGCTGGGGGTTCAGTTACAGCAGCATCATTTGTTGGTGATGGTTCTGGACTAACTGGAGTTGTTGGTTCTGGTTCTGGTGTTGTAGTTCAAGAAGAAGGTTCTTCTGTTGGTACTGCAGGTACTATTAACTTTATAGGTGCTGGTGTTACAGCAACATTTGCTGGTGGTATTGCATCAGTAGAAATTACAACCTCTGGAGGAGCAGAAACTGATACCTTAGCAACAGTAACTGGTAGAGGAAATACAACTACAGACGAAATCACTGCTGCAAACTTCAGGTCAAATGATACAACTGGTGATGGATCTGATGTAGGATTTGCACTTAAATACTACATTACAGCAAATGGTTCTTCTGCATATAGATTTGCTGGTCCTGGTGTTCTAAACTCTACTGATAATCCAACATTATACTTCCATAGAGGATTTACTTACATCTTAGAGAACTCTACTGGAAGTAATCACCCATTTGAACTAAGAGTAAGTAATGGTGGCGCAGCATACGCACCTGGTGGTAGTTTCTTATCAGGTTCAATTAACGGCACACAAATTCTTACAGTTCCATTTGACGCACCAAATTCTATCGTTTACCAATGCACTTTACATGGCAGTATGGTAGGTAATATCAACATTGTTTCCTGATAAGATATGACATTAAAAAAATATGAGTTAAAGGTAAAAAGACCTGAAGACTGGGATGGAGTTTTAAATACTCTTTCCGAAACATCAAGTATTGAAAATTTTCCTAATAGACAGGTGACATGCTTTGATGATAAACTGCATAGTCCAACCAGAGGAACGTTTCTACTTCACAAATCTGAAGTAGAAACTCTAATGAATGACTCATCTATTGATTGGATTGAACTTGACCCGACAGAAAATCCAGATGAATATCCCAAACCAAGTCATTATACCAAAAGATGGGAAAAGAATGTAAAAGTATATCGTGATTTAAATGGAGGTGGTCAGCCGGTTTCCACTGGTGCAACTGTTGGTGAACTGGATAGGACAGGGTGGCAAATTGTTAGGACTGGTATCAAAACTAATGGAGATTTTTGGGGAGTATTATCAGGAAATATTTCAGCACAACCATCAGATGCAAGTTACAGTTTAACTGGAAAAAATGTTGATACAATAATTCATGATTCTGGTGTATTACAATATCATCCAGAGTTTTTAGATTCCAATAACAGGTCTAGAGTAAGAGATATTGTTCTTGATGGTCCATACTACATTGATCCTGATTATTTTGATGCTAATGGATTTACATATACTAAACCAGATGGAAGAACAGGAATAACCACAACTTCTGCACGTAATTGGTGGAATAACTCCTCCTTAAGATCTGTTGGATTTAGTACAATTGGAACTATAAGCATAACTTCTGGTTATACAGAAGCAAGAGCAATTGGAAATAGTTTGGATGGTTCTAGTGAAATGACAAGTGGTCATGGAACATCATCTGCTTCTCTAGTTGCTGGTAAGAATTTTGGTCTTGCATTTGAGGCAAATATATGGAATATGTCTGGTATTGGAGAGCCAGCAGGAATGGGTATAACCAAAGAGCAGGAATATGATTTAATGAAATTATTTCACTTATATAAACCAATTAATCCTGAAACTGGAATAAAAAATCCAACCTTAGTAAATGGGAGTTGGGGATATCAATCAGGATTTGAAAGTGGTGATAGTATAGATTATAGTTTCAGAGGAATTACAGGAACATTTATTGGTAATGATTCAGTATCAGACCAAGTAACTGCAATGAAAGATGGACTCAATAATCAACTACAAGGTGCATATAGATCTTGGTCAACATCTTCACGTTCAAACTCAATTGATGCTGCTGGAGCAGAAGCAATTGATAGTGGACTAATTTATGTTGCAGCATCAGGAAATAATAACCAGAGATTGGGTGTTGGTAGTACAGACCCCGATAGACTGAATTATATGTCAGATGAATGGTTTGGAAGTACAGACCCCAGAGGAGAGTTTCCATCAGGGACAGTCCCATGCAACCATAGGGATTGGATGAATCCCCAAGGACTTGGTTTTGATGCCTCTGTGGACCCAGAATTTCATCCTGTTATTTGTGTTGGTGCTATGGATGAATATGTGATACCTTCTACATTATCAGAAAGAAAAGCAGACTATTCAAATAATGGACCAGGAATTGACATCTGGTCACCTGCCGATGAAACACTATCTGCAGGAACAAATGGAGTTGCTAACTACACCGATTATGAACGTTATGATGATTCTAGATTTTATGATCATTATTTTAATGGAACGTCTGCTGCTGCTCCAGTTACTTCTGGGTTATTAGTTTTATATCTTCAATCAAATCCAAAAGCAACCTCAAGAGAAGTAAAAACTTGGTTAAAAAATAATGGTTCTGTTATTGCAGTTCCTTCAGAGTATCAGGATGAATATTCAGACGATACACAAACTTCGTATTGGACTGGTTCTTTTAATATGAGAGGTGCAGAAAGAAGAATACTTTACAATCCATTTGCAAATGACGTTGTACCAAAAATAGATGGATTAAGTGTAACTGGAGTCAACTTTAAACTCTCCTAAATATAAATATCGGAAAGAATATCTCTAAATGAGATAGGACTGCATAAAAAAAAATATGGCAGTTTATACGCATACCACAGAGTCGCAATCAATATTTCAAATACAAACCCCGACTTTTGCAATTGAGTCGGGGTCATTTGCGTATAATCAGGATTCAGGATTATATATTACTATTGTAGATTATGGTGATATCTTAGATGGAATCGATGCAGAAATAGATTCTGGGAATATATTTGAGAATATTTCATATATTGAAGATTATGGAGACATTCTAGCTGAAACTGACCCCGCATTTGGGAAAATTGATACACTTGATTCAAAATCTATAACAAAATTTGCATTAGGACATATTGGTGGTGGAATAATATTTGCCCTTCAAGGTGGTTCTGTTTCCTCCTTTTCAAATGCATATATTGGATATGACGGAAACATATTTGACATTAACGACTCATCCGAATTAGCATTCTCCTATGGACATATTGGTTCGGGTGAGTTAAGTACAATAATAGGAGCAGCAGAAAGAGTAACGTCTTCGTTCAATATCTCTTCTGTTGCTCTTTTTGCGCTTGAAGATTATAACCTAATTTCGGAATCTGCTGTTGAAGCAGAAGATTATGAGTATATTTCTAATGATATAATAAAATTATTTGAAGATTATAATACAATAACAATAACTTCTCAAGATAATCCTTTTGGATTGTTTAGAGTTGCTGGTGATGCTTCACGATTTACCAGGTTCTCACTAACAACGAATGATCCAATAACACAAGCAATTCAATATCATGGAACTGGTAATGAAGCAATAGTACCATTTATTCCACCTGGTTCTGGTAAGTTTGGAATTTCAGGTGGACTCTCAAAAGAATCGTTCACACCATCAACAGAAATTGGATCTGGAACGATTTCCAACTTTGTTACCAAAGAAGAAAGAGCATCATTTAGTTATAATCAATCAGCACAAAACTTCCTCACAGATGAAGACTTTGGATTTATTAGTGAATCTTCACCAACAATTTCATCTTATGCTAATACACAGATTAGTACTCTTGCAAATGAAATAGTATCAACCTTTACTGTAGCAGGTAATATTGATTCGGATGACTTTGGTATTATTTCAGAATTGGTTAATAGACCTGATTCTGAAGACTTCGGTTTAATAACTAGTCAAGATGATAAACCATTTGGATTATTCAGATTTGAAGGTGATACATCGAAGACAGTTACCTTTATTCTTACTGCAAATCCAGAAGGTGGTTCACTATTTGGATTTGGTGGTGGTGCAGAAGCAGTTGTACCGGTTATTCCACTTAAGTCTGGGTTATTTAACTTCTTCGGTACTGCTGAAGAAAGAATTACACCAGCACCAGCAGTTGGAACAGGATCACTCTTCAACTTCATTAGTAAGGAAGAAAGAAGAACATTTAGTTACAATGGTTCTTCTGTTGTTGAACAAGATGATATTGACTTTGGATTTGTATCTGAAGCACACGTCGATCAAGACGACTTTGGTATTATTTCAGAATTGGTTAATAGACCCGATTCTGAAGACTTTGGGTTCATATCAACAGTACAAAATAGACCCTATGGTTCTCTAAGGTTTGAAGGTGATAATGCTAAGACTACAAGAATTAGATTAAGGTATCCTGGTTCTGGAAGACTATTTGCTGCATCCGGTTCTGCAGAAACTTTTGGCACAAAAGAAGAAGCAAAAGTACTATTCAGATTTGCTGGTGATAGCACTCAGAGTGCTTCTCTTGGACATATTGGTTCTGGTTCTCTATTCAATATCATTACAACTGATAAGAGCAGAACATTCAGCTATAATGGTTCTTCAGTAACTGGAACTAGAATTGATGATTATAGATTAATTAATGAGTCTGCAGTTGAATTTGAAGATTATGGCACTGTAACTGACTTCCCAGAGTCTGGAATTTACGACACAATCACATATCATCAAGAAGATTATGGATTAATTAGTGTTCCTGTAGGTGAATCTAGAAGACCATTTGGTAGATTTAGATTTGCTGGTAATTTAGGGGAATCAACAACACCTACAACAGAAATTGGTTCTGGATCACTCTTTGGATTTGTTGGTTCTGCAGAATCTTCTGGTGCAAAAGAAGAAGTATCTACACTATTCACATTTGCTGGTGCAGTTACACAATCATTTACACCAGCACCAGCAGTTGGAACTGGATCACTCTTCAACTTCATTAGTAAGGAAGAAAGAAGAACATTTAGTTACAATGGTTCATCTGTTGTAACTCAGGACGATATTGACTTTGGATTTATATCCGAAGCACATTCTGACCAAGATGACTTTGGTATTATTTCAGAATTGGTTAATAGACCTGATTCGGAAGACTTTGGATTCATATCAACAGTACAATCAAGACCATTTGGTAGATTTAAATTTACTGGTGATGCTTCCAAGGGAGTTAGATTTAGAGTTAGAACAAGTGGTGGTGGATCACTATTTGCATTTGGTGGTGGAAATGAGGCAACCGTACCATTTATACCAGCAAGATTTGTATTGTTTGCAGTTGCTGGTGCAGTTACACAATCATTTACACCAGCACCAGAAATTGGTACAGGAACATTATTCAACTTCGTAACTAAGGAAGAGAGAAGAACTTATAGTTACAATGGTTCTTCTGTTGTAACTCAAGAAGACATTGATTATGGATTTATCAATGATATTGCAGTAACTCCATCTCCTTCAATATCCACTTATGCAAGTACACCTATCAGTGATATTGCTGATGAAGTAGTATCAACATTTGGTGTTGTTGGTGATTATGATGATTATGGTTCTATCGGTGAAATTGTCAATGCTCCTGGATCTGCTGATTATGGAATCCTAGATTCTGTAGATAAGAGACCATTTGGTGGATTTAGATTCTCTGGTAAATTAACTGAAAAATATACTCCAGATTATCCAGGTTCTGGTTCACTATTTGGATTTGATGGTTCTGGAGAAGTTGTTTCTAGAACAGACGATACCAAAGTACTATTTACAGTTGGTGGTGGTGCTACATTAGCATCAACACCTTCACCCCATATTGGATCTGGTGTTCTATTCAACTTTGTTAGTGCAGACGAAAGTAAAACATTCAGGCACATTTCTGATGACAGCACTGGACTCAGAATTTCTGGTGAAGTATCAGACCTTGCAAGTACCGTTGATGAAGTTGGTGTTGGAAGACTATTTGCTGCAACAGGTGCTGCAGAAACCTTTGGTGCAAATCCGTTCATACCACCCGCATTATTCAGATTCAAGAGTGGTTCAACAGAGAGTTTCACCCCAGCACCAGAAATTGGTACAGGGATTGTTTCACCAAGAAGATCTTCTGCAATCTTCGACCCAGAAGAGAAGATTCGTCTGGTCGGTGCGACAGAATCTACTACCACTAATCTTGATATTCCAGCATCTGGATTTAGTATTAAGGCACCTCCAGTTAGAATCTACTTCCAATATGGAGAGATAGGTGGTGGAAGATTAACACTTAGTGGTGAAGCACTTATTAGAACCAACCCAAGACACTTTGGTGATGGTAGATTTGCTATTAATGGTATTGGTAATGAAGCAATTGTACCATTTATTCCACCTGGTTCTGGTTCACTATTCTCATTTGTCAATGGTGATGAATCAACTACACCTGCGACTCATATTGGGCAAGGCAATCTATTCAGACCTCGCGGTCAAGCATTCGCTCAATTCCCAAGAGGATTTACTGGTAATGGTCTGATAAGAGTCAATGTTGAAACTGGAATCATAGTAATTTGGGATTACCCAGTCAATCTAACAATTCCTGTTAGAGGTGAGTCTGATAATGCAATCACATATGATTATAATGGATCTGGTAAATTTACCATTTCAGATGAGTCTGCTAACTACTTTGCTAATAGGTTCTTCTCATTCTCTGGTGGATTCAGCATACTTGGCAATGCAAGAGTTCGTACTCCTAGAGCTCACAGTGGTTCTGGTACATTATTTGCATTCGATAGTTCTGCTGAAAATACTGGAGCAAATCCACCAGATAGAACTCTACCAATTAGACTCATTGGTACTGCTAATGAGTCTAAGACTGAAATCTTTAATGGTTCTGGATTTATTACTTCTGCAGAGAAGAGAGCAGAAAGAGTACTTCGTTATACTGGTCTTTCTTCACCACAAATTTCACAGTATGCAAATACTCCAATTAGTGATATTTCTGATGAAGTTATTTCAGAATTCCTACAAGAGGGACTACTTGAAGAGTACGCATTAGCAAGTGCCAATGAATCCTTTGTTTCTGCACCTCCAACTAAGGATAGTGCAATCACAATTGAAGGTTCTCGTGAAAATGAGAATGCATCATCTGATTATGTTGGTTCTGGATCTCTATTCACATTCGATAGTTCTTCGGAATCTACTCTATACAGTCCAATTGGTGAAATTACTCTCTTCGAGTTTGAAGGCAATCTTGAAGAATCAAGAGCATTCAGTTACTCGGAAAAAACACAAGGACTATTTGGGAAGGATACCAATCTTCCAAAACCATTTGGTCAGCAATTTGTATTTGGTTCTGCATATGTGGTTTCCACATCAGCAGAAGAATCGAAAGACAAGGCATTTGAGTTTAATGGTGGTATTTCTACAGAAATATTTGCTCCTGCAAACAAAGCAGAAGGTGGATTATTCGGATTCAATTCATCCACAGAATCCGTACTCTACAGTCCAATTGGTGAAATTACTCTCTTCGAGTTTGAAGGAAATTCGGACGAAAGTATAACAGCAGTTAATATTGGTTCTGGTTCACTCTTCGGATTTGTAAGTAGTGCAGAGTCTGCTCTCGTAGAACCACCATTAGAAACTTTACTTCTCAATATTACTGGTTCTGCAGCAGAAAGAATTACTCCTGCACCACATTCTGGTTCTGGAACAGTATTCGCATTTGTTGGTTCAGCAGAAAGCAAGACTTCAGCAGAAGATAAGAAAGTACTCTTCAGATTCAACATTGAAGGTGTTGAACGTAGTGTATCTGTATTTGAAGGTTCGGGAACAATCACTTCGTTTGTTGGTTCCGCAAATGCAGTTACATTCGATTATCCACTCACTCAAAAGATTCTCAAAATATTTGGAACCAAATTGGAATCTTTCGCAAGAGCAAATTACGATGGAGAATGTACAACAGAATTTGTTGGTGCATCAGGTGACAAAGTTGTAGAATTTGAGTCACCAAAACCAACCAGACTCTATATCATCTAAATACCATTATAGAAGTAGTGTGTCTTTATTTGTTAGATGTCTAATAACGCTAAACGGGTTTTATTTAGGAAGGGGACAACTTCCGATCACCAGTTATTTACTGGGGCAAGGGGGGAAATAACTGTAGATGTCACTAGAAATATTGCAATTGTTCATAATGGAATTACCACTGGTGGTCATGAACTCGTAGGTGTTGCTGCAACTGGACAATCAATAACAAATAAAGATTCAATTGGTATAGGAACAGCAATAGCAGATTCTGCACTGACTGTAGAAGGAGATGCAAGAGTTAGTGGAATAGTCACTACAAATAGTTTAGACGCCGTTAATATACTTGTAGGTATATTAACGGGAACAGACAATAATATCATATCATTATCTACTAGCATCATTCCCAATGTAAATGAAACTTATGATTTAGGAAGTTTAACAAATAGATTTCGTGATTTATATTTAAGTGGGAATACATTAAAACTAGGTGATGCATCTTTTTCATCATCTTCAGAGACACTAAGTCTTTCTGGTGTGGGACTTGGAGTTAGTCATCTTAATGCAGAATCACTTAATATTACTGGTATTGCAACATTTCAACATGTTGATCTTAATAATGTAAGTGTTGTTGGTGTTTCTACATTTATTGGAACAACAGAAGTTAAGGACTCATCATTCAAAGTTACAAATTCTAGTGCATCAGGTCATTATTTACAAATAACTCAAAATGCTAATGATTCATTAAATCTGGACAAGGTTGGTGATGGTGCCTTTTTCATTGGGGGAAATAACATATACCTCAAGAATGATGGAAATAATGAAGTTTATGCTGGTTTTGAAGCAAATAGTAGATCATATTTAAATTATGATGGTTCTACCAAACTTGAAACCACTGCCTCTGGTATTGATGTAGATGGTCATACTGAACTTGATAACGTAAATGTATCTGGTGCTACAACTACTGCATCGTTAAATGTAACTGGAACATCATTATTTCAGGGAAATGTTGATTTAAGTGATAATGTAAATCTTAGGATAGGAACAGGAAATGATTTACAATTATATCATGATTCAAATAACAGTTATATAAGCAATATAGTTGGAAATCTCTATATTACAGATAATGGTGGAAGTATTTTTGTACAACCACAAAGTGGAGAAAATTCTGCAGTATTTAATGGAAACACTAGTGTAGAACTTTATTATAATGGTGCTAAGAAATTTGAGACTTCAATCGCAGGTGTAGGCGTAACTGGTAATTTGGTAGTCACGGGTAATGTTGTTGCAACAACATTAAGTGGTAGTCTACCGACAACTGATCTTGCTGGAACTATTGCCAATACACAACTAGCAGGTTCTATACCATATGCCAAACTACAGAACGTAAGTAATACCAGTAGAATTCTTGGTAGAGATAGTGCTGGTGCTGGTGTAATTGAAGAAATAACACCAGCAAATTTACGTACTATGCTTGGTATCGAAGCAGGTGCTACTGCGGATCAGACTAAAGCAGATATTGATGCGTTAAATATTAATGCCAGTACTTCTACCAAAGCATATGTAACAGAGAGTGATGGTGATACGGTTAATAGAGGTCTTGTTTTCTGTGACGCAGCAAATAATGCTAGTGGAAATAAAGACCTGAAGTATGATAGGAATTTAACGTATAATGCAAGCTCTAATACACTTTATACCACTAAGTTTCAGGGAACTGAAGTAAACATATCAACAATTTCTCTTGGTGGATCAACTGGTACAAATGGGCAATATATCAAATCAACTGGTTCTGGTGCTACATGGTCACAAGTAGACGCTACTACATTAGGCGGTTTAAACCTTCATACTGGTAGAAACGATGATGCCAATAAAGTTGTAAGAACCCAGGGCAATGGATACTGCGAATTCGGTTGGATCAATACAACATCCGGGGCACACACAAGCACAGTAACAAAGGTATATTCAACATATACAACTGACGGATATATCCGATATTGTACGCCAAATCATTTGGCAAATTCAATGACGAATGTATTACATTCTGATGCTGCTGATACTTTCTCTGGCGATTTAACATCCTCTGGTAGTGCTCGTATTCTTCTAAAGAAAACAGATAATAATGTTTCTGATCATATTATTTTCTACAACGGAACCACAAGGATGGGTGAGATTGGATGCGAAGATACTACTTGGTTAAGAATTAATCAGGAAACTGATAAGAACATCTACACCCCTCGATACATACGTGCAGATGCTGGTTTCTTTGTTGATGGCACGACAAAAGGTATTAACGGTTCTGGTAACTTTATTGGAGGTACAATTGCAGGTGCTTCTGACTACGGAACTCTCTTGAGATCAAATGCTGATGATTCAGCATCTGGAACTATTACTTTTAACGGTCGAGTAAACATCAGAGGTCACATAGATTTATCAGATAACGAATATCTCTATTTTGGAAGTGGTGATGATGTTGAGATGTTCTGTAATGGTTCACATATGTATATGGACCTTAACAGCGGAATCGGTAACTTCTACATCCGTGATGGTTCAACAACACGTTTTACCTTTGATGATAATGGAAGTTTTACCGCTTCAAGTAACGTAACGGCTTATTCTGACATCACTCTGAAGAAAAACATTGAAGTTATTCCCAATGCCCTTGATAAGGTGATGCAACTACGTGGTGTTACTTTTGATCGTAAAGATATTGAAACTTCACGTCAGTCAGGTGTGATTGCACAAGAGGTCGAGAAAGTTCTTCCTGAAGTAGTTGCCACCAACGATGAAGGTATAAAATCGGTTGCTTATGGTAATATGGTTGGTTTATTAATTGAAGCAATCAAAGAACAGCAGCAACAAATTGATGAATTGAAAAGAAAACTAGAAGAAAAATAATAATCCATAAAAAATTTGACTTTTGGTAAAAAACACCAGAAAGAATATTGATAAATAACAATATAGAAATCCGTTGTCAGTTGGTAAAGTAATGGCAAATACGAAAAGAGTACAGTTTAGAAGAGGAACCGATGCTGAACACCAGGTGTTCACTGGTGCTCCTGGTGAAATAACTGTTAATACCTCTAATAATTCCATCCATGTTCATGATGGAGTTACTCCTGCGGGAGTAGCAGCAGCAAGGTCCGACTTCAATAATGTGACTGCTGGTATTATTACTGGTTCTCTAAGAGTTGGTGGAGCAAATACACTGGGAACTCACAGTTATGAGATGACTGTTGGAGTGGGAGAAACTGCAGGTGTTATAATAGATGGTGGTGTAGATATTTACGGTAGTCAGAATATCGTAGGAAGTTCTACTATTACTGATGGAAATTTCTCTGTTTCTGGTGCGACTACAACCTCAAGTTGGGGAATGACGGTTGGTCATGGAACAACGGAAGTTATCATTCAGGGTAATGCAAGAATAACTGGTATTCTTTCTGTTGGTCAGAATACGATTTCTATTGATGGTAATACAAATAAAATTTCAGTTATTGATCTAGAATCTGAAACCATTACTTCTAACAACTTTAACTTTGTTAGTATTGCACAAACTACATTTACTCACTCAACAGAAACTTCAGATATTGTTGCGATAGGGGGAACTATAATTCCTGTTGTTGGACTTAATACGGTTGCAGTTGGTGATTTTGTAACTATCAGTCCATATTTTACAAATGCTAAGGTAGTTGGAATTGGTTCAACTACAGTTACAACAAGTTTCACTAAGATAATTAAATTTACTTCTGTTGTAAATGATGTAGGTGTGGGTGCAACATCATTTGCAGTTGGAAATTTAGATGGCGTAATTGTTGGTAACAGTATAGATGTTGGTAATTTTATTTCTGGTGCATCTATTACTGGAATTTCATCCATAGCAACATCAACTACTAACACTGATTTAGAATTATTCTTAACTGTAACACAAGATGCAGATGCTGGAGCAACTCAAATTGCAGTCGGATCTACTTCAGGTATTGGTGTAGGTAATTCTGTAACAACTGGTTCTGGTGGAACATCCTTTGTTGCAGATGGTGGCACAACAACAGAAAGAATTACTGCTATAGGAACAATTCCAGTAGGGACAGTCAATGTAATTACAAATTCAACAAGTACTGTTGGAAGTGCTGGAACTGAAGGAGAACTATCCATTGTTGGTGGTGGAACAACTTTCTTCGTAGATAGTGCAACTAAAATTGATACAGGTTATACTGTATTAATCTCAGGTGAGTCCGATAATACAGTTGCATCCGTTAATGTAAACACTGGTCTAATTACACTCTCAACTGGTGTATCCGGGGATGTTTTTTCAGGTACTGATGTAGATTTCACGAGAATAACTGTAGGATTTACTGATTCCGTTATAGGTTCTACTCAAGCAACAAATACAGCTAGTGCTGGTGCAAACTTAATCGAAGTTAATAGTGTTGAAAATGTATCTATTGGTAGTTCTGTATCAGTAATTACTGGTGATTTATCAACAGAATTATATTTCAGAAGAATTGCTGGTGTTAATACGGTTACTCCATCAATTACCATTGATGGCACTCTACCTTTTGATGTCGATGCAGCAACTACACTAGAATATACTGATAGATTAACAACTCTTCCAGCAATTACATTAGCTAATGGTGTTGGAGCTGCTGTAACTGCAAATGCAACTACACTTTCGGTTAGTAGTGCAGAGCAAAATTTTTCACCTTCTGTTTCTGTCAGTTCTGGTTCTACCGAGACAATTACCTCTGGAACACAAGTTTCAATTTCATCATTTACTAATAATGCAGATACAGTTTTAATTAGACCTGGTGCTGCATCAACTTCAGAAATTGCCTTAGCATCAACTATCGATTTCCGTCGTGAATCATCTTCCAATACAATTATCAATCCAGCATCATCAGAGATTGGTAATTTAAATGTTACTGGAATTGCAACACTTGGTGAACTAACTTACCCAATGTTTGACGGTAAAGAGGGACAAGTTCTTCAGACAGATGGCAATGGAAATATTGTCTTTGGTGCTGGTGGTAATAGTGGTTCTGATACTATTATTTTTGTATCGTCGGTAAATGGTAATGATGAGAATGACGGTATCTTACTGCCAGTTAAGTCAATCAAAAAAGGTGCTCAGTTAGCATCTAAAGTACAAAAAACAGAAGTCAGTGTTCTCGTAGAAACTGGTGAATATCTTGAAGATAACCCTATTATCGTTTATGATAATGTTTCTATTATCGGTGACTCACTAAGAAACATTGTCGTAAGACCTTTAAATGCAGGTAAGGACTTATTTAAAGTTAGAAATGGTTGTTATATAACAGGCATGACTTTCAACGACTTCGTTGATGGTGATACTAAAGTTCCTCAGCATACTTGGGATTATGCTATTGCATTTGATGATCCATTTGATACTAATTTAGACAGAACTGGATATGCATCAACAGAAATTCTAAAACTAACTAATGCAATTTATACCAAAGAAACTGGTATTACTACATTTACCACCGAAAAGAAACATGATTTCTATAGAGGTAATACTGCAAGAGTTGCTGGTATTGCATGGACTTGTGGTTATGATGAAGGTGGCATTAGAAATATTAACTATGACCACGTAAGTGGTGTTTCAACACTAACTTTCTATGGTGATGCAAACTTCACTGCAAATAATGTTGGTGGAGCAACAAGTTCTAGTAAGTACTATTGGTCAGAAGGACAAAGATTATATCTCAATAACTTAATGTTTGAGTGTAGCCCAGAGCATATTGGGTTAACAACTGGAACATATCCATATCCTGGTCTAGATGACACATATGGTGCAGTTTATCCAATTACTGGTGTTAACACTGCAACTAAGCAAATTACAATTCAAGGTGGTGTAAGTACAATTCCTCACGTCTACAAGGCATGGGAATCTCTAGGTATTTCCACTTTTGAATATGATAACGTAAGTGGCATTTGCACAATTGAAACAAGATATAGGCATAATTTAAATGATAATGACAATATTACATTAGGTAATTTACCATTTACATGTTCAGCAGAGCATACTGGTGTTACAACACATGTATTCCCAGATGGAACTTTAAATACATTCAACCATGATGGTTATACGTTTAAGGTACGTTCCTCTGGTATAGCAGCATCTATCACTGGAGCAGATTATGATGGTGTAAGTGGAATCATGACGGTGACATCACCAAGTCACGGAATGTCAACTGGTGATGAACTTAGAATCGCAACTGAAGGAATATCATTCACTTGTGACCAAGACGACAACCAACAACCATCTGCATATCCTCGTGCTACAGACCCAGCAGCAGGACAATGGTTATCTGTTACTGTTATTGACGCAAATACATTATCAGTTGATGTTGGAAATGCAGGAACCGCATCCACATCAGTTCACACTTACTCTAGTTCAACTGATTTCCCAATATCCCTCTTCCCAAATAAATTCACAGTAAATGCTGGAACATCAACAATTCCACATACTTATGAGGGATATGCACCAGAAAACATTTCTGGATTTACATATGATGCATACACTGGTATTGCAACCGTAACAACAGCAGCAACACTAAATGCTGTTGCTGGTGAGCACATAAGTTTAGTTGGTCTTCAATTAACTTGCACAGACCAATCTCTGGGAATTACGAAGGATATTACTTTCGCAGATTACGACCATATCTCTGGTGTAACTACAATCCATACCAAAAATGCACATGACTTAAAACTAGGAAGTAAGATTCATCTAGAAGATTTAAGATTTGAGTGTGATTATGGAATCAGTGTATATCCTAAAGGGGAATACTTCACACCAACTGATGTAAGTTACAACACGGCAAATGGTGATTTAGTATTCACTATTGGATCTCACAGTCTTACTACTAATGATTACATCGATATTGCAGACAATTCCATTGCATTTACATGCACAATGGATGGTGGTCAAGAAGCTAAGACTTATCCAAGAGCAGGAATTGATCCATATGCTGGACGTTCCATACAAATCTCTGGAACAACTGCAACACAAATTACGGTAAATGTGGGTTCTGCAGGAACAGATGTTTACTTTACACCAACTGGTGCAACTTATGACCCATCTACTGGTGTCATGGAAGTCACAGTTGGACAGCACGGTTTAGGTGTTGGACGTGGTGTTGTTCTAGAAGACAATTCTTTCACCTTCACTTGCCTAACTGATCCTAATGATCCTAAGACATATCCACGTTCTGGTCAGGACCCATTTGCAGGTAAGTCCATTCCTATCACATCTGTTGGTATGTCAACCCATACCGCAACAGATGCACCTTATAACGCAGGAACTGGAGCAATTACAGTTACAGTAGCTGCTCATGGATTTGCAAATGGTGACTTTGTTCTTATCGAAGACGATTCACTAACATATAACTGTGTACTTGATGGTAATGTAGAGCAGAAGTCTTATCCAAGAAAGAATTATGACTATGCAAGTGGTAGATGGTTAAGAGTTTCAAATGTAACTACAAATACATTTGATATTAACATCGGTGCTTCTTCTTATGCTGGTGCTCATACCTTTATAAGTGCTTCATCAAATGGTGTTAAGAGACAAACAGGTACATTCACTCTTCAGGTTGGTACATCTTCTGATACCAGTGATCACACATTCGTAAGTGCAACTGCAAATGCAATTAAGCATGAACCACAAGCAGCACATACTTTCAATGCTGCTGCAAGTAACTTAACTAACGCAGTATCGACAAGTGGCAAGGATCTAAATGTATTATCTGTAATTAGTCCCAACAAATTTACAGTTAATGTTGGTGTTTCTACATTAGCACACACATACTTAGATAAAGGTGTTCTTAACAGATACTATACACCTAAGAACAATGTAACTGCTGCAGATTATGACCACATTTCTGGTGTAACCACAATCACTGCACCTGGTTCATACTTTAACCCTGGTGAGATTATCTACCTAGATGGTATGACATTCTCATGTGCATACGGTACAGATACTTATCCATCAGGAAATCTTGGTTATGGATTCACTGTAACATCAGTAACAAACAATGAATTTGATACTTTCACCTTCGTGTGTAATGTTGGTGTTTCTACATTAGCACATACTTATGTAAGTGGTGGTACAGTTCAGTCGGGAATTACAACAACAATCTTCCCAGATGGAACATCATACCCAAGAGATGCATTTGAAGTTCTTACAGTAAATAATGCTACAGAAATAGAAATTCAAGTAGGTAAGTCAGACATTCCACACACTTACATAAGTGGTGGTACTGCACAGGTTACTCCAATTACAAGGAAGGTTGGTACTGCACAGCAAGTACAATACTATCCAGAATTAAATCGTAGTGGAAAAATCGACTTTGGTGTTGTTAACAGTCTCAATGATCTACAATTCTTAATACGTGGTGAGACTAACGAAAGAGATCACTTCTATACACAAGGTGGTCAAGTAGAATTATCTAAACCAAAGATTAACAAATCACCTTATATTCAGAATTGCTCAATTCTATCTTCTCTTGGTGGTAATGGTATTCTCGTTGATGGTGATAAAATTATTTCCACAAATAGAGGTCTGATTCCCGAACTTGGTGAAATTCCAGTAGTTCTACCATCACCAGAATTTGGTAAGTCGATGGTTGCTGCAACCTTCACCATGATTTCATTTGGTGGTATTGGTTGGAGAACTATTAACGATGGTTATGCACAGGTTGTTTCTTGCTTCCAAATTTTCTGTGGATATGGTTCCCTCTGTCAGTCTGGTGGTTATCTCTCCATCACGAACTCCGCAACTAACTTTGGTCGTTTCTCTCTAAGAGCAACTGGTTACAGCAGAAATTCATTCGTATTCGATAGAGGAAGAGTTGTTAACACTGGTACTTCTGGTGGATTACAGACACTAAGAGTCGTTGGTCTAGGTAGAAGTGATCAGCAGTTATATGTTCTTAAGTTCCTTGATAACGAACTTGCAGATAGAACTCCCGACTTCAAGCCTTCTCTTGTCACTCAGCAGTTCACGGGTGCTAATATCTCCACAGAGACAAATATCTTTAATATTGCAGCTCATCCATTCCAGAATGAAGATTCTATTATCTATGAAGGTAATGAAGATGCAAATCCAAGAGATTTAGTTGGTGGACTTGTCAATAATGGCATCTATTATGTTGGATACATTGATGCTTCTAACTTTAAATTGTATCTAGATGAAGGTCTTGATAGTGCTGTAAATATTGATTCGTCTATTACTGGTGTTAACACATTCACAAAGAACTCTATTGAATTCTTCGTTGATGATATCATTGAGCATCATCAGCAATATCAGCAACTACAACTTGCATCTACCCCAACATCTACTTGGGTTGCAGGTAGAGAAGTTACACAGTCAGGTAGTGGAGCAGTTGGTTTTGCTGTTACTTATCTCTCAGATGTAAACAGTTTGATTGTTTCCGTTGAAGAAGTTGGTGGGGTAAGGAATGTATTTAATACTTCCGGCGCAGTTGCAGACCATGCACCTTCACCTGTAGCAATAGGAGTCACTGGTGTTGTTGGTCTTACCACTTATCACACCATTAACTTCAAAGTTAATTCAACTGATAATGCGAGCACTGTTATCGGTATCGCAAGTCTTGTTGAGACTTATAGATGCCATATGCACAGACCATCTATCATTAACTCCTCTGCACACACTTGGGAGTACTCTGGTTCTGGTACTGACTATAACGCACTACCACAGAATGGTGGTCAATCACAACCAAATACTGAGCAAATCTCTGAACTTGGTGGTCGAGTCTTCGCATCAGGTACTACTGAACTAGGTGACTTTAAGATTGGTTCTCAAATTACTGCGTTTAACAGAACTGGTAGTATCGTCTTCAACAACAAAGTAACCATTGGTGAACTTGATTCAATCCGATTATCACTTTCTGGTGGTGTTGCGATTGAAGAATTCTCAACTGATGTCGGACTTGGTGAAAACGAAACTGGTGGTCCTCAGAATAAGAGAGTTGCAACTCAGTTAGCAGTTAGAAGTTTCTTAAGCAACAGACTAGGAACATTCATTGACAAGGTTGTATCAACCAACGCAATTCCAAATGCTGTTGTTCAGTTGAACTCTAATGGTCAAATTAACTCTGACCTAATTCCACCTAAAGTTGTCAACTTTGTTCAAACAAACGTTGCAGCAGGTAGAACCGTTCTTGTTAACGAGATTCCTGCTTACAACATCATTCAGGGTGACACAGTTGTTGAACCAGATGATGCGTTCGTACTTGTAAATGATACTTTAGGACAGTACCTAATCATTGATAATAACTATGGTGGTTCTGGATACATTCACAATTTCAGCAATGGAGATACTGTTACTAGTGCTCTAAGTGCTATTGTAACTGGTGTTGTTACTGCACCTCCTGGTGGAGTTGGAATTGGAACAACTATTGCCGAGTACACTGGTTACGGTTCTACAGGTTATGTCAGAGGTGTTGGTTTAGGTCTAGTAGTCACACAAGCAGGTTCTGGGTATAACAATGCAGGCATTTACAGTGGCATTCCACTCAGTCCAGTAACTGGTTCTGGTTCAGGAATGCTCGCAATTGTTACAATTAATATTTCTGGACAAGTTAATCAAATTGATGTCCTTGCCGGTGGTAAGGGATATGCAACAAATGATATCCTGACAGTTTCCGACCCTAACTTATTGGGTGGAAGAACTGGAGGTGCAGATGTTCAGTTGAAGGTTACTGATTGGGAGACAAGACTGTATATTGCACTAACAAATAATCAGAAGTTTGCTGGTTCTGCAGCACTCAATGACTATATTGCAGATGCAAATGCTGGTACTGCAACAACTACACTCACTGCATCATATAGTGTTCCATTCGACCCAACTGACATTGGAATTGGTGGTGATGTTGACTTTGCAAACGATAGAATTGTAGTTGGAGCAAGTCAATACGCAGATGGTGACCCAGTTCTTTATAATACGAATGGTGGCAATATTCTCGTTGCTGGTGGACAGGGAATTCTTAACTTAACCACATATTACACTAAAGTTGTTGGTGCTGGTACTTCTATCGAGATTTATAGAAACTACTCACTAACAGATCAGGTTGACTTAACCGGTAGTGGTGGTGGAACCCACGAATTCCGTAGAGATACTGCAAGATTTGAGAAGAATACAATTGCTTGGGTCAATCATGGATTCAGCACAGGTGAAGCAATCAGAGTAAGTGGACAAACTCCATTAGGTATTTCCACTGGTTCCTTCTACTATACTGGTTCTATCACACAGAACTCCTTCACATTGCACGAAACTGCATCTGATGCTGGTTTCTCTGTTGCTGGTGTAATCTTCAACGAAGTTGGAATTGCAGCATCTGCAACTGGTTCTATGACATTCACAGAATCGAATGTCAGATACAATGATTCAGTCAATACATCTTCAACTAATGTAAACAACTGGTCACTACTTGCAAGACAAGATATTGACGCATCCAACATCATCTCTGGTATTGTCAATACCTCAAGACTTGGTGGTGGTACTGCAAACTCCGATACTGTCTTAACGGGTGGTTCTGCGTTCCTCAAGAACGTATTCAAGATGGGCATTGATGCTAATGCTCCAATTACACTTTCATCCTCCTCACAGGAGTTCCCGAATGGTGGAACAGGAATTGTTACCCACTACGGAACAGTTAACATTGGAATTACTTCTGTTGCACAATCACTTGATACATATTCAACTATTGGTTTCGCAAAATTCAAGAACTCTACATTTGCTATTGATGCAACTGGTGGTGTAAGTATAAAGAATTCTTCAACTGGTGACATTGATGCAGTATCACTTGAATCACGCAGTCTCGCATACGTACTCAACTCTGCTAATCACACTGGTGCAATTCCAGTAACAAGAGGTGGTACAGGTCTATCTGCTGCTCCAGCAAACGGTGCATTCCTCCAAGGTAATGGTACTGGTTATAACTTAACTACAAGTCCAACATTCACTGGTCAACTTAAAATCACTGCTAGTGTTGACTATGCACTTGATATCAACACCAACAGAGATGCTAAGATTGTTCTTAGAGGAACAAATAATCCTTATATCCGTTGGAGACAATCTAATACTGACAGACTCTATATTCAGTGGGTAGATAGTTATAATGCACCACTCTATAGAAACCAAGAGTCCTCATATCATTACTTTAGAGGTAATAACTCTGGTGGTATCATACTTCAGGATAATGGTGGATCCAATCGTGGTTATCTATATCATGATGGTGGTGATAGTTTCGGTCTCCTTGACCGTGATGGTAACTGGGCAGTTCGTGTCGTAAGAGATAGTCATGTTGACTTCCGTGATAATAACGAATCAGTATTTACCGTAGGTCAAGGTGGACATAGTTCAAACTATGGTACTGTTTCCACCCAAGGTGGTGGTAGAGGTGGATGGGAAGGTTATTCCATCAACGGTCGTTATGTATTCATGAGTTCTGATAACAATTCTTGTGGTTGGTATAATGACGTTGATAACCGTTGGTTAATTTACTATCAGAGAAATGATAGATTAGACTTCTATGATCCTGATGGTGGTCAGGTTTGGTTCCGTAATGATAACGGTGAAATCCAAACGTTCATCCACGAACGTAAGTATGATAATGATTATCTATACTTCGGTAATGATGCAGACTTCAGAACTCATCACAATGGCAGTCACCAGTACTTCCGCAATTATAACCACGGAAGTGGTGACTACTACTTCCAAGGTGAAGACCATCAGGGAACTAACCATGCTCTCCTCTACCTGATTACCAATGGTAATAATCCATATGTTGACCTATATTATGATGGTGACTTAAAACTTAGAACTATCAATAATGGTATTCAGGTTTATGGTAGAGTATATGCAAGAGGTGGATTCCAAAACCAGTCAGACTCTAGACTTAAAGATAATGTTGAAAAGATTAATAATGCACTAGAAAAAATTGAGGCAATTAGAGGTGTAACATTCGACTGGAATGAAAAGTCAAAAGACATGGCTGGTATTCGTGATTATGGTGTTATCGCACAAGAGGTTGAACCAGTTCTCCCAGAACTTGTTGAAGAAAGAGAAGAGGAGATTACAAGAAAGAGAACAGAGGAAGAAATTGAGGATGATGGAACTCCAGTTGACATTGTTATCGGAATTGAAACTTACAAGGTTATGAATTACAATGGTCTAATTCCTGTTCTCATTGAAGGTGTTAAAGAACTTTCCGAAAAACTCAACATAATTGAAACAAGACTGAATAGTGCTGGGATTAGTTCGGGTTCCTAAACAACTTATGGTGTCATGACCGTTATAAATAAAAATAAACAGTTTGTTTGTTGAGACATGGCACCATACAATATAACTTCAGAAACCGTTGAGTGGACTTGGACAATCAGGGACGCAGAGGTTAGTAGGAAAATAGATGGACGCACAGATGTTGTTGCGTCCATTTTGTGGTCTCTTGAAGGTGAATTTTTCGGACCAAATGATAGACCTGGACATTCAGATCAGTACATGGAGCAAGTATCTGGTACTACTATACTAGCACCTCCTTCTGATGATAACTTTTCCGATATTAGTACTGTCAAAAAAAGTGTTTTAAGAAGATGGTTACTTGGAACATTGACTGATTTTGAACAAAATGAAATAAAGCAAAAAGTACTAAAAAAGTTAGACAAGACTTGCAATAGTGATACATATTGGCTTGGCTAATAACACAATTTAATTGTATAATTTTTTTATTATAAAGTAATACTATGAAAGAACAAGAAAAAAAAATAGAGCAGTCTATAATTTTTGGTGACTGTATCTGGAGTCAAGATATAGATCTCAATAATACAGATATTGATAATGATAATTTAATTGATTATGCATATGAAGTTTATCGAACACAGTCTAAGATTAAAAAATCTAATAGACTAGGATTTCAAAGTAGTAGTCTACCAACAATACCACAAACGGCTGACTCACGATTAAAACCATTACTTACAGAAGTTGTAAGTTTTGCTCAGAGTATTTGTTATGATCAATTATATAAAAATGCAGAGGAATCTGGTTTACTTTTTGGTGTAGATTCTTGGTTGAATATAAATCAAAAATATGCATACAATCAACCCCATATCCATGGAGGCAATACTCTCCTTAGTTTAATTTATTATGCACAGACTCCAGAGAATTGTGGCAATTTTTATCTTACTAGAGAAGATTCCAGAGTAGATTTAATATCAAGATTTAAGATTGATAATTTTTTCCCTATGGCACCGCAAATACATTATAAACCTACACCAGGAAAAATATTAGCTACTCCTGGTTGGGTTACTCATGGTGTCGAACAGAACCTTTCTGATGAAGATAGGATTTCATTTGCGTTTAATATAAATTTAATGCCAAATAATAATAATAATAA